AGCGCTATTAGGATTATAAACAATATAATCATTAAAACGCATACGCCCCATAGTCTTCCAAGTCCAAGTTTCAGTTTTAATATCAACTACACCACTTGTACCTTGACCCTCAGTAAGAAATGTCAGAGGAAACCTATCATCATCCATACCATAAGTATAGGTAAGAGTGTTATTAATCTCCTCTGGTTGAGTAAGCATAAGATGAGCAATGGTTTCTTCATTAGAATAACCACGATCATCATAATTTCCACGAGATACTTCTCTAAGTTTGTACATAATTTAAATTTTTAGTTAAAGATTAATTACGATAATAGGATGTCATTCATGTCTACTTTTTGTGGTTTTGATTTAACCTTTATCGTTCGCTGACTCCGTATTTCATTTGATTTTATTTTTAATTTTTTAGCTTTTTCTTCATTAGAAACATATTTTGCTAAGTCTTTAAGACTGCCACCTGTAAACATTAACCAAGCAAGCATAACTTGTTCATTAGCTACTTCTTCATTAGGTCTTGTTAAACTATCATATTGATATTGAGTTATAGTTTGACCATTGTTAAGTTTTACACTAGGTTTAATAAAATATGTTACGAAATCATTAATACCTAAAGTATATTTTTTACCATTAATTTCTTTCTGAATATTATCAGGAAGTTTAAAATCACCAATTTGTTTTGTATTAATAAGATTTGTATAAATTTCAGCTATTTTGTTAGCTTCAGCTCTTTTTTCTTCTGCTATACGTTCATTTTCTTCTTTCTGTTGTTGAAGTCTTTGTTTATCTAATTCAATAAGAGCTTCAAGTTGAGCTTTAGCTTCATCATAAAGAGCACCAGTATTTTTAAGATACTTAATATAATTATCATTCATAGATTTATTACCAAATTCTCTAGCAGCTAATTTGATAACATTTTCTAATTGTGCTTCATTATCTTTATCAAGTTGAATATCACTTCTATCTCTTATTTCACCAAATCCTTCATAAGTACCATAAGTATTTACATAATCTGCGAATTCAGCAAGTAAAGGATTTTGTTCTAAGAAATTATTTATAACACCATCATTATTTTCTTGAACTTTTTGATCAACAACATCATTTATATATTTAGCTATACCAGCAGGTGTATCTTCGTATTCAACTTCTTTGTCTTCGTCATCAGTGATACTAACACCAACAGCTTCTTTAATAGATTTGAAATTTAAAGTACCATCATTATTTGGTTCTTCAGTTTCAATACCTTGTTCTTTAATCCAAGCTTGAACCTCGTCTTTATTTTTAAATATTTCACCTTTATCGTCAACGAGATTTCCATCTTTATCAACAGTGTATGTAATATCTCCAAACTCAATATTCATACCTTCAGTTAATTCAATTTCATTCTCATCAGGATTAGGATTATCTTTAGGATTATCCTTAGGATTTGGATTAGGATTGTTTAAATCAGTTTTTTCAGGTTCATGATTTAAAGCAGTTGGATCATCTTGCGGATTTGCAGGAGGATCGTTAGGATTAGGATTAGGATTAGGATTAGGATTTGGATTTGGATTATCCTTTGGTTGTTCCTTACCTTCAAAATCAATATTAACTTCCATAACTTTAAATTTAATTTGTTTATGTATTTATTAAGTTCTAATTTTCGATGCAAAGATATACCATTTATTTTTAACTGCAAAAAATATTTCGTAAAATATTTACAAAAGTATATCAATCTTTACTATAATTAGCATCTATATTATATACTGTTTTAATAATCTAGATATTTCCTGAAAAGCATTTTACATTTGTATAAACGGCACTAAATACCGCCGTACACGTATGTTTCGTATGCCTGCAATCAATTATTATTAGTTTTGTGATTAACTAATCATAAAAACAAAATTAAGCCATAAAATTGAATTTAAATATCTTAAAATAAATAACTCCTAGCATTTCATCAACACTAGGAGTTATATCTTGGGAATGCACCAAGATTATTTTATGTATGATAACGGCAACAGGAATAACATCATTGTTACACTAGCAGCAATATTCATAAGAATACTATTAAGGTCTACATTATAAGATGTAACGTTTTTATCTTTATTTTTCTTATTAGCTAATTCACAATATAGATAATTACCTAAACATACTAAAATGTTAAACACTATTGGTACTATAACTCGCCCGTAAAGAAGATGTGTTATTAATGATATAACAATCATACTAACACTTGTAGCGATAACACCAAGTACTATACTCGGAGCATACTGTCTAAGAATTTCATTAAACTTTTTCATAATTTAAATATTTTATTTGTTTTATACAACCTTTCGGTATTGTTAATAAATTACTAACTTGTGGTGGATTATTACCATAATTTTGTGCTATAACTATATAATCTGGTTCTTCTTTAATTAAAAATCCATAAGATATTATATCTGTTGGTTTGTCATCACGGATATCATCTAATAAAGACCATGTTGTTGTATGATTTGTAGAATCAATCCAATGTACTTTGACTACTTTATTTATCATATTTATTTTTATTAGTTTTAGCAACACGTTCTTTGCTAGCCATATCTTCTCTTTTAACTTGTCTATCAGCTGCTTTATTATATAAATCTAATTGCATCTTTTGACGTTCTAGTGAAAGTTTATCTCTAGCTATAGCAGTTTTATTATCTTCAGCTAATTCAGCTAATCTATCTCTTGCACCGTTATCTTCTTCAGTAGGAGTAGAATTTAATAAAGCCATATCAACATCCATATATTTAAGTTGCATTTCGTATTGATATTCAAGAGCTTTAGTTTTTCTATCTTCTTCTCCTTTAGCTTGTATTTCTGCAAGTTTATTTTGTAACTTTTCTTGTTCTAACATCTGGTCTGCTTGCTTCATCTGTTCCTCATGTTGACGTTTAAGTTCAATAAACTTATTAACAGTGTCTTTAATTTGAGTAACATTGTTTCCTGTAATAGCAGCAAGTGCCATATCAAGATCACCATTTTGTGCAGCACTAAATGCCCATTGACGAAGTTGTTGAATTTTATCAAGTTCTTTTTGGTCATTCTTAATCATAATAGCTAAATTGCTACTTACGAAAGAATTAACATCAAGACTTACACTTCTACGAGATTGTTTATCATCAAAGAATGTTCTTTGAAGACCATCAATATATGCAAGTTTAGCATAATCTAAATCACGTTCATAATCACGTTTACGGAATTCATCAAATACTGTAGTAATTATAACACTACCCATAGAACTACGTGCTATAGCTTCTTGAGTATTAGTAACAGCAGCAGATGTTGCAATTTCGCCATATCTTTGAGCATTCATATCAACCATTTCTCTAGCTTCAAGTTTAATAGCTTCAATGAGTTGAGTAAGTTGAGCTATATAATCTCCAAGATTAGCATTAAGCATTTTAATATTAGCCATCTTTTGTGCAGTAGTATCTTCTGTATCATCTACAATAAGAACACCATCTGCAGCCATTTTGTAAATCTTATCTTCTGAATTAGAATTAATAAGACTTTCAGGTACAAGAAGAACTAACATTTTATTTTTAGCAATAACCATTTCTCTATGATAAGAGAATATATTACGCATTATCTGGAACGGAGTAACAAGTTTTATAATACTAAATTTACCCATAAGAGGAAGAACTTCCATAATACCATTATAAGGAAGTTTACCATCACGTTGATAAGCTATAGGTCTAGCTTTAATAGGATAAATAGCATCATAACGAGTACCTATACGATAGCCTTCATATACTTGAGTTTCATAAACCCATTCAATATTAATATCTCCAGCTTCTTTATTAAGAGTGTATCCTTCTTCAACTATACTTTCTTCAGGCATACCTAGTTGATTAATTCTAGTAAGAATACCTCTACGTGCTTGACCTTTCCAAACTACATGCCAAACTTCAAATAAATTGTTATTTTCTTCAGCTATATTAACAGGTTCTTTTTTAAACAAAGTTCTTTCTTTATCTGAAAACTTATCACAAACATCTGGATAATATTCAAAATATTTGTCATAAAGAAGTTTAGTTCTACCTGCATAAGTTTCAGAACGTTCATTATAATATTTATCGAGAAACTCTCTATCTTTTTTAGTTAATACATCATCAAATGTATCTATAATTTGATTATAAGATAAAGTCATTTTTCTTGCAAACATATCCTGGTCTTCAATAAAAAACTCTGAATTAGGTATAGGATAAGCTTCAACTACAGGTACATTTTCTTTAAATAAATTTTCACCTCTAATATCACAATAACTATAACATTCTCCTAATGTACAGAAATTAAAGAAAGCAGAAAGATATGTAATAGTATCATCAGTAATACTTCTAACAAAATCTAAAACATCTTGTGCTTGTTTACTTTCATCATCAACATATTTTTCATTAAAATCTTTAACAAATTGTTCTGGATCAGGCATTGCTGCTTGTGGATCAATTTGTTCTATTGGAGTACCTTCTTGTTGTGCTTGTTGTTGCATTTGTTGAAGATTTTGTTCAACTTGCTGTTGAAAAGCTTGCATAGCTTTTTCATAAATTAATTGAGCAAGTTTAGCATTCTTCTTAATTGCAATCTCAGGATTAGTAGCACTAACAACAAATTCATGAATACCTTTAAAATATTCACTGACATAACGTCTTACAATATCAGACATTATATCATAATTCCTCATAGTAGCAGGAAAACGTTTATATTTTTCATTTTTACTATTATAAGGATTTAAAGTTTTAGCATAAAACTCTTGAGGTATATTACCGTGAAGAATATCAAGCATACGCTCTTGTTCAGACCTATCATTAAAAGATAAACCAGCTTCTATGATAAAATCTATACAATTACTATACCATTCTGCTTTTTCTTTAACAGCTCTACCTACACGTTGTTGCGGAAAATTAACGTTAGATGAATACATAATAATTTAATTTAATTAAAACCAAGGTCTATGTAATATATCATTTTTATCATCATCAATGACTTTTTTTCTACTTTCAAGTTCTTTTGCAGCTTCTATATCAGTAAGCTTCCATTGCAAAGCACGTATAATCATTTCAGATACTCTATCAAAGTTACCAATATTATTCCATTTTTGTAATTCAAGAATAGATTGATAATCATAAATAGTTTGAAATAGTTTTTTAGGTTGACCGAGTTCATCAGTACCTACTTCAGAATATAACATTTCTTTTAATAAACGCAAACCTTCAAGTTTTTTAGTTGAACCGTTTGCATCACCTCCCATATTAACACCATATTCAATTGTAGTAGAAGCTTTAGCAGAAGTATTCCAAAGTTGAACTGGATCTTTCATTAAATATTTTAGTGCTTTCCATTTACGGAAATTACTAACAGTTTCACCTCGGTTAACCTCAACACCAGTAGTTCCAATACAGTTATAGTATCTTGCAAGAAGGTAACATATTTTATCAGCTTCTTCTAGTTTTTCAGGACGACCATAATATGCAGCTACAAGAGCTGTTCTAAAGTTGTTATGTTTAGTTGGGTTCATCCAAACTTTAATACTATTATGGGAATGTCTTTGAGTGATTGCTTTATTTTCTTTATTAATACCTACAGGGTCATAACTAATAGAATATAGTCCTGGTGGTATTCCCATTACTTGTTCTCCTTTTTCATCTATAAAAGGAAATTTTAAAGGTTGAAACCATATACGAACACAACCATGATGATGTTCATGTCCTTTAATAGGCACACCTTCAATCCAATCAAAAAAGTCAATATTGTGTTTACCACCATTAGCTGCTATACGAGCATTACTTCTAAATTCTACTTTAGGTCCAATATCATATAACATACCATCAGTATAAAATCTAAGACTACTATCAGTACGTAAACGCTCTTCCCACATCATTAATTCTTCACTACTAAATATATTTTCAGTAGTAGAACTAAATGACTCACAAGGCATATTAGCATATTGACCAAGATAATTTATATATTCAGAATAAGTTTTAGCACTAGCTTTTTTATCTTCACGTTCTTTAAAAGCAATCTTAAGACCAACTTCTATATCAGAATTACCGTCTTGATCCATTGCTTTTTGTCCATCAATCTCTCCTTGAAGTCCCCAACAATAAGGTTTAAAATAACCACATATTTCATTTCTACAATCTTTATCCCAAACATTTTCAAAAGGCATAAAATGATATGCTTTTGGATTATAAAAGTTTTGTTCAAAAGTTTGCATATTACCTTCTGTTGCAGTACCCCATCCTATAAGATTACCAGTAACATAACTACCAGTTCTCATAGCAGGCTCAGTTACTCCCATAAAATCATCAAAGTTATCCATTGTAGATACCTCTTCAGTTTTTACTTTCATAGCATCTTTACCAATAGCACAGTTAGGATTATTCATTGCTGAAACGCTGAACAACGCACTATTCCAAGATTTAGGAGAAATAAGACCATTAGGAAGTTTAAAACCAAGTGTAAAGTTTTCTTTATCAGTAGATATTATACCACGTTTAAAGAAAGTTTTAGTTTCGTAGAAACGAAGATTATTTATAGTGAAATCTGTAAGACCACCAGTTTTAGTAAGATATTTTTTATCTGCTGCAACATGAATTTCTACCTTTCTAGGATTAAGGTTCAAATCATTTGCAGTATCAGAAGCCATAATATAAGAGAAACCTCCACGACGTGTTTTATCTATAAGTAAATGAAAACCATTTTTAACAGCAAATTCCATTATATGCCAAGTCCAAAACTGAGCATCAACAAACTTACTAAAGTCATATTTCTTTTTACCTACACTTGCATTATCAGTAACAACAGTTGAACTTTCATCAAGTTGTTCCATTAATGTATAATTAAGAAAATTGTAGTGTCCACCAGTAATATGAACATCTACAGTTTCTCCATTATGTATTAAGCAAGGTGCAGTAAAACCGTGTCTTCTTCTATATTCTTCTCTTTTACGAAGTTGTCTATGTGGAATACTATCTTCTTTATATGTTGTATATACTTTTTCTTTTCTAAAAGTATCTGCCATTTGTGTAAGCAGATAAGTATCTACAAACTTATCACCTGGGTTTATATTAAGAAGAAATCCACCACTATCACCAATAAGAAATAAATCATAAGGATCATTATAACCACAATCTTTAGCGTGTTTATAACGACTCTTATCTTCATTTATATATTGAAGAAAAGGATAATCTCTAATATATTGTTCTTGTGATAAATCCATTATAACAATGCTATTATTAATAAGATGATAGATACTAATGTACTTGCACCTAAACTACCACATATAATGTTTCTTTGTCTTTTAACTTTCTTTACTTCTTCTCCACATCTTATTTGGGTATTATTAATGCTATCGCGAAAAGCACCAATAATGATAGAATCATTATGTACAATTTGTACAAGATTTTGATTAATTTCTTTTTCATATTCTAATTCTATCATTTTACAGTTTGCAACTTTTATAAGATTTACTGGAATAAGAACACTATCAGTACATTCAATCCCCCCTTTAGAAAAGAAATATGTAGAATCATTTTGAGCATAACTCAATGAACAACTTAACACTAGAGCTGTCATCAAGAGCATATATTTTTGCAATCGTATCATATTTAACACTATCAAGATATTTAATTCTATATTTAATTTCTGTATTAGTAACAGTTAAAGTATCTATTATATTCTTCTCTATAGGGCGGATAGTTTCAACAGTTTTTTCTTTTTTAATACTATATCCACAGAAAACTCCTAAACCAAATATAACAATAAATATAACAATACTTACTATAGTATATAACTTATCTGACTTCATTATAAATCCTCCTCAAGTAATAAAGTATATGTAAAACTATTACCATATTTTTCTATTTGTTTCTTACATAAAGTAAGGAAAGAAGTAAATTGTGTAGGATTAGCAAATACTTGACAACCTGCAGACCATCTATCTATAATTTTAGAAGTATGATATTGATTACTTCTATGAATGTTAATACCAAATAAACCATTATCTATAGTTTTAGGATCATAATCATAAATATCATCTTTATTATTATCTCTATAAACTTTAACAGGTTTAGCTTGTACTAATGCAGTATATTGACCATTATGTTTACCTAATTTCCAACAACTACGATATTGACCAGGAACAAGTATAGCAGTACCTTTAATATTACATTGACTTTTCATCATATAATATTTACCCGGATCTGTAGTAATACAATATATTAATTTATTCCAACCTTTTTCATTTTTATAAATAACAACCATAGCATCATCAAATGTATTTGTAACTTTACAATTGTTATTTGCTCGTATACCTATAATGTTAAGATTATATAAACCTTCTTTAAAATAAGTATAACCTTTATTTCTAAATATTTTTTCAAAATTAGCTGTTTCTATCTTCTCAAGAAGACTACGTTTAATATCAAAATATTCTTGTTGTTTCATAATTAAAATAATTCTGTTTGATTAGTAACTACTTTATTTTTCTTAGCATCAGCTAAAAGTTTTAAACTTCTATCATGAAATAAAGCATCTGCTTCATTTCTAAGATAATTAATTCTATACCAAGTAACTTTTTCTTCACCATTAGGATCTACATGATAACCATCTTTATCTCTAAGAGGTTGACCATAAGTATTAAGAACAAAAGGACTTGCTATATGACAAAGACCCAAACCTGTACATGGTTTTTCAAATATTCTTTCACATAATCTTGCATATATAGATAATTGCATAGAATAATGACTACCATTACATTCAGGAAGATGATTAAGTGGTGCAAGCATAAATTCTTTAGTATCTACCCATTCATTAGTTAATTGATTAGGTACTGTAGATTTATCTTTTTTGTAATAACCACTATTAAATTTAAGACCATCACGATTAGTTTTCCAATCAAGTATTACGAAATCACTCGGACGATCACATAAAATATCAATAGTGCCGGAAATAAGTAAAAGAGGATCAAATACACCAATCTCAGAATATATAGTATAACCATTATTAAGATAGTGTTCAAAAACTCTATAAATTTCTTCATATTTATTATTAGTAGCTTCTTTAAATTTATCTAAATCTAGAGGTTGTGGAATAAGATATTGTATATCAGCAACAGTAACACAACGACCACTTTCTAATTGTTGAAGATAACGAATAGCATCTTTGAATTTACTTACATCTTTTATGGCATTTTCTATACCATTATGAGTTTCAGTTCCTCTTTCACAAGCTTCATTTTTAATTTTGTCCCATTGACGAAGTATTTCTTTTTCACTTACTCCTTGCTCTCTTGCTTTTTTATGAGCCCAATACTTTGTATTAAACTTTGGAGCATACTCACCCATAATAGTGGTAACAGAAATATAAGTATTACCATTACTATCAGTGTATTTATGAGGTCCTTCATCAAAGTACAGATATGTATTTTCATAAATATCTTTCATAAGTTTTTACATATAATTTTCTGCATCCATAGAACTAGTAACAATACCACCTCCACGAGATGTTTCAGTTTCTTTTTCGTACATTAAGTTTTCTTTAGCTTCTTCTAATTGTTTAATTAATTTAGGTAATGAACCTGCTATATCATTAACTTTATTTACATTACTTAGCAAATCACCTATACTATTTAAGTCAATACCAGTACTTAATTTTTCAGTAATAAGATTGTTAATAACACTAACACTAAGATTAATATTATGTAATCCTTTAAGTATGTTTTCAACGACTCTACCAGCTTCAGTAATATTTTGTTCATAATAACGTTTAATAAGTTTTAATACAAGATTATCAGGTACATAACTTTTAGGAAGATTAGCTTGTTCCATTGCCATTTTAAGAGCCTCAGGATCACTAAGACCACTTTGTCTAGCAGGAGATTTAGGATCACCAAGATAATATATCACAATACATTCTTGAATGTAAATATGTTTATCATCAGTGGGATCTCTATTATATAAATCTCTAATATCTTTATCTAGTAATTGACGAACTGTTGGAGCTTTTGGCATTCCATTATCATCAATAGTTATAAGATAATCTATATCTAGTTTAAATTGAGCCATGATATGTTCTATATTGGTCTTCAAGAGTATAAATACGCATACTATAACTTATTAATCTAGCTTCAGCTTCAGTATGAGTTTTACATAGAAAACGAAAATAACCAAAATTATGAGTAATAAAAGTAGCTATTGTATATTTGTAGAATCTATCTCTACCAACACTAGCTTGAATTTCTTTATTCAGTTTGTGTTTAAACATACAATATTCTTCTTTACTCATTAATTCTCTACCTTCTCTCTTAAGTTCTTTTATTTCTTCAGAATTTCGTATTTTCTTATCTTCTATAAAACTAATACTACCTAAATAAGGTATACCAGCAGATTTACCATCTTGAATATAAGTCCATATATTATCTTCTAAATCTTCTATAATAGCAGAGAGAACCTGCTTATCTACGATATTTTCATCAAGACAAGCAAGTATATCTCTCCTATTACAGACAGTCACATCATAACCATTAGGATATTTGTGAACTTCACTCATAATTTTACTATTTATTTAGTAGAATCTTGTTTTTTAGAATCTTCAGTAAAATTTACATATTTACTTTCAGGTTTCTGTAAATTTTTATATAAAGATTTAATACCAGTATTGCCAATAATTTTAAATTCTAAGAAATAAACTTCTCTACTATCATCATCCATAGTTAAATCATTACGTTCTTCTAATGAAAGATTATCACTTAAAGCAGGAATTATCCTATCTATATCTAATTCATTAAAAGGAGTAGCACAATGATAAGCTAAATTTAATTCACTAGTAGGAATTAACAATTTATCTTTAATTTCAGCACTTTTAATAAATTCACTATCAGTTTTTCCAGCTTTAATAAAGATAGGAACTACTGCAATTTCAATATTCTTTTTCTTAGTTTTATAAGCCATTACTAATCTATTAAGATGTTCATGTCTTACAAGTGCAATCAAACTATGATGTTCAGCAACTTCAATATGCTTTGTAACATCAATAAGATATTCATTGCTAATTTCATTTAAATCTGTAGGTAAGTTAACATTCATAACTTTACCACCTACTTTAACATTAATTTGTTTCATAATAACATTAATAATTTGATTAATAATATTGTTAATTAAGTTTATGATAAACTTGGTTGCAAAGATATAAGTAATAAATCAAATAATGCAAGTATTAAAGATATAAAAGTAAAATTTAACATTTCAAAAATTAAAGAAAATTTCATCAGTATCTTTACTATGTTTAGTATTAGTATCATTATCATTAATTTTACTATGTTTAGTACCAGAATTTCTATCTATTTATTTTTAAAATTTTAAGAAAATACACTATATATAATAGGTACTTATATAATATATAATATATAAATTATAAATTTATATATTATAATAAACTATATAATACATATATAAAAAATATAAATAAATATATAAATAAAAATACATATAATAATATAAATATACATAAAAGAGGTAAATATACACCTATAAATACACCCCCTTAAAATAATATAATATATAAACCCCCTGGTACTACTTAATATAAAAAATAAAATACTACAAAAGGTGAAATTTTAAGTGAAAATTATAGTAAAAATATAAATAATTAAGATAATGGTAAAATAATAAAGATAATAAACTTAAAAATGATGAAAATTATAGTAAAAACAATGATAAAATTTATAATAAACTTAAAAATAAAGAAAATAATGATAAAATTAAAAATAATCAAAATAATTAAAATAATAATAAAAATAATAGTAAACATAAATGTTATAGTGTATACAAACAATCTCCTGATGAAAATGGAGATTATGATAGTAAAAAAGAAGTTTTATGAAATAGAGAATAAAAAGTGAAAAATAGAGTTTATAAATGTAACCGTGAGGGTATTGGTATCGACCCCCGTCATGATAATAAGCAATGACATACCCCCGGTGGTCAACTAGATGGTGGCACTCATCTTCAACATGAGAAATTTTGCACAATCATGGAGATTGTGTACATCAAGAAGAACTCGATGTTAATTATTCACTAACAGTTAGCACGACACGTAATAGTGCATACAACTATGAAGATTGCCATGGTAATGATTGATTGCAAAAACGAAAAGAAATTCTTCAGATGCTACGACGAAGAAGAGAACATGAAGGTCATTTTCCTCATCGAGGCAATGAAGATGACAGGAACGAAAGTTCTAGCAACATTCGACGACAAGATGATGCTGGCAACAGCAAACAAACTTGTTGGCATGGAAGTTGCATTGGATGAAGAGTAGAGAGAGGGGTCGCAAGACCCCTTTCTTTTTGTCTTTTTCCAACACTTTCTTCAAGTGAACATCAACTCATCGTCAACATTGAACATTTTACTCATCATCAACATGAAAGATTTTGGGTAGGAAGAAAAAAGATAAATGATAACTATCCAAATAGAAAAATAAATGTTTAACCAAATAAAACACAAAACTATGAAGATTGAAATGGTAGTAATTGAGGAAAAGAATGGTAAAAAGTTCTTTCGTTGTTATGACAACGAGGAGAATATGGTAGTACTCTTCCTCATAAAGGCTATGTTGCTTACTAAAACTGTTGTACTTGATGCAACAGATAACGAAACTCTCGTTAAGATAGGTAACAAGCTTATCGGAATGGAGATAGAAAAGGGTGAAGAATAGTAGCCCTTTTTCTATTTATACTAGTTGAACTTAGTAAACTTATATCTGATAAAACTATGGAGAAATATAAAAAAGAACTAGATAAATTAGTTGAAGCTTATGGTAATCTTATGAATGCAAAAGTTATCATAAGAAATATAGAAGAATATTTGAGAAATGAAGGATATACCAATGAACTTGGTACACCTATTGCTTCTCATAAGTATCTTCTAGATGCTATTGACAAAGCTTATGCTGAAATGTTTGCTGAACATCTTTAAGATAGTATTACAAATACAAACATTACACTAACTGAAATAGTAAACTTATATTTGATATAAAAACAAATAGTAAGGTAAAGCAGAGTTAGTAAAGAGCAACTGCATTAAAAGCTCAAGTAGATGTTTGTTTTGATAGTATTACAAGTGACACAGATAGTGTTAATTCTACACTTAATCCTAGTGTCGCTTGTAGTGCTATTACATTTACTAATACTGCTTAGTGTGGTATTAGTAATATTCTTAGTCCTAATTCAGCATAAAATACAACTGTTATAAATTGTTTTAGTATGCTGTTAAAAACCTAAATCTTATAGATTCCAGCATTAGCATTGCTAACCGAGGCTGGTGTATGTTAGTGAGAAGGACATCTAACTTTATAGGTTTTAGGTATAAAAAAAAACTCAATATAAAAGAAGTTGCTAGTAATAGTTCAGCTTTTCCAAGATGTTGAGGACGCCGAGTTTCTTTTATTAAAAAGTAAATTGAAAATGATACTATATGTATTAGTAACTTGACAAAGGTAACATTAATTCAGGGCGTTAGTCGCTATGATTACTGGAGTTATAGGTGAACTTTGAGGTATTATTCTTTGATTTATTAGTATAATAATAAGTTTTGGGCGTAAAACACAAATTAACAATAATGATAATCAAAAACATTAATCAAAAGCGGATTGATGTTCCAACTAATGTTGGTTTAATAGCACTAAAGGATAGTGCAAGTGAAAATAAAATGAAATGTTATATGTGTAAAAAGATATACAGAAGTTCAGTGTAATAAACTTAAATACAAAGTAAATCCAAACGCTGATGCTACATTTTGTAGTTTCTTTGATATTAGAAGTAAATATCAAAATATCGAAGAAACTGAACAAGAAATACTTAATGAATGTAATTCATCTATTTGTGGTTATTCTCCACTTGAGGATTTAATTGAAGATTTAGATGAATTAGAAACTTATTAAAATAGTTTCTTATCTTACAACACGTAGTGAATATTGTTGTAAGATACAATGCCGAAGTGGCAGAACATAATTATTAACTAAATTTTATTAAAATTATGAAAAATTATCAAGAAGTTGTAAATGATTTGCTTAAGCGTGGTTGTGAAAAGACTATTGCTAGTGTTAAAAATGCAAATCCGAAAGACATGGGTAACTATGTTCGTGTAAGTATTACTCTGGACAAAGATGTTCCTACTATTGTAGAGGATGAAGAGGGTAATCCTGTTGAAGGTAAAACTAATATTATCTTCAATTCTACATTCACTCTTGGTGGTATACTTAAAAGCAATGAAGACGCTTCATTTATTGCAAGTAAACTTCAGGAGAATGGTGTAGCTCTTAGTACTTTTATGACAGGTAGTAAAGTTACTGTCATAAGTGAGAAGGTTAATGGTGGGGAAATCTATCATAATCCTTTCACAGATAAGGATACTGAGAAACCTCTTGAACATGATACTTACATTCAGCATGTAGTATCTGTTGAACTTGGTAAAACTGCAATGGATATTATTAACAAGACCAAAGAAGCTATGGCTAATAAGCTTGTTGAACAAGCTCTTGGTCTTTAATCAACATCAGCCTATAGTATCAGAAATGGTACTATAGGCTTTAATGCTCCGACTACACTTCACATAGCATGAGTAGGAAGTGAAATCTATATTAGTATTGAAATATCTCAAGAAAGTATAGTTGAGCTAGATATAACGGATAGACAATGTCCTCTAGATGAGCTAACATAAAAGAGTTGTTAGAAGAGATTAACTGTGGAAAGTTAATCGAAATTGTACGACCACAAGCCAATGTGGGGCTACTATGGGTACTAGGACACAACATAATAGTTAATAAACCCGACCTAGATGAGAGTGCACCTCATGGGACGTATGAAGAGGATATTATCTTCATATATGGAAGGCATCAAATTGGAGAACCTTTACGTGGTGATGCTATAAGTAGTATGAAATACCATGCGGATTAGAATAAGATTTCTATTTCATGCGGTGTATATATTAGATAAAACATATATACTAATACGAAACTAATCTCCTATTTTAATTAGAAATAATTATTAACTTAAAATAAATAAACATGGAAAATATTAAACAAGAATTAAAGCAATTCGCAATTTTTATGATTTGCGTAATAGCACTTATGGCTGCTACATTGCTTTTTGCAGTTAGTTGTCATGCAGATAACCCAAGAGTTAAAACTACTGATACAACTAGAATTGTTGATGTAGCTATGACAATAAATGATGTCATAGAACTTTGGTATGACAAAGATAACAAAGAATATTGGGTTGTATATGATAATCCAGATTGTTTTGATTACGACAATTTGGCTTATCTTACTGGTGATGAAGAAACTTATAAAGATGAAGTTCTTCATATACGAGTAGACCAATGTATTTGGGAGAATCTATATAATGATATTATTCACAATCATGTTGATTATGAAAAATATACATTGTTAGAAATAGGAATACCTAATCATGATAAAGGTGTTTGGAAGTTTAATTATAATATTGTTGAATCTAAATATCTTGCAGAGAAATGATTATTGCTACTGGTATTATCGTTGTTAGTCTTGGCATAGTAGTTTATGCTGGTGTCAAGACTAATGACGATTAATGTGTTATTCTTCTTTATGGGGGAGATATAAAATATTTTTGTTAAAAATATCTCCCCTTTAGAGAAGAATGAGTATATTTGCACACTAACTAAAATTAATAAATATTATGTGTGAAGATATAAATGTTTTTGATGTAAAGATTGATGATAATCTTTATAATAACGATTTCGATGATGTTTATAATAAAGAAGAAGATGAATATCATGAAGAATCAGATATTTTATTTGAATAATTAAACATAAAAGAATTATGGAAGTAAAAATTAAAAATAATGAAACAAAGAAAGAAGTTAAGAGCGAAAAAGGATTGATGGCTCTTAAAAAAGAAGAACTAGTAAACATTATCTTGAGGAAAGATGATGTTGAAAGAAAATTAAAAGCTGATATTGAAGAACTAAAACTTGAACTAGACCAAGCTAGAGATCAAGCTGATGGTCTTGATTATCAAGCAGCCAATGACAAGGCAGAAATATTTGTATTGAAAAATGCAAATAAAAAACTTAAAAGAAATATTTATATTATTATAAGTGCTTTTGTAGTCTTATTAATAGTATTTGGTGTAATTATATGCCGTGTTTCTTCATAGTTATTAAATAAACTAATTGTCTAGTAGAGTTTCCCGTAAGGTTTTAAATACTAGACACAATAGCCGGAGTGGTGGAATTGGTAGACACGAGGGATTTAAAATCCCTTGTCTGAAAAGACGTGTGGGTTCAAATCCCACCTCTGGTACTAAAACAAATTATTGTTAAACATTTAAAACAAACAACATGGAAAACATTGCGAAACGTAATTATCATCGTGATAATTGCAGTGGTAAGATTAGAAGAACTATTCTTGCTACAAAAGAAATTAAAATCATTCTTTGTGGTATTCATGCTTTTGAATGGAGTATTGATATTACAAATATGGTTACAGGAAATGTAAAATCTTACATTTATCCTAACAGAAAAGCAGCACTTAAAGATATTCCTCGTGTAAAACGTCATTATCTTTGTGCATAACATTTAAGTACTACTTGTAGTGTATCTCCTTTAGAATCTCTCTTTCTACAAGTAGTACTTATTTATTTTATTAACTTAAAAAAAAACTTAAGACAATGAAAAAAGATGAAATGGCTTTTATAGTAATGATACTTATATTTCTTTGTACATTTATTACATTTGGAATTATAAATATCAATAGAGAAAAACAATATAATGCAAGAATTGATCAATTAACTAATCAACGTGATGCATTATCTGATGCTATTAAATGTTATGCAGATAATACAGACACTGTTGTATTTAATTATGCTGATTATTATCTTAGAATAATTAAATCAAATAAAGATTCTTTATATTCATGGTCATATTGCTATTGATATGGAAAGATATAGTATAAGTAAATATCCACTTAATAACTATTATCAAGTATATGATTGGATAAAACATAGAGTTATATTTATTGGTACTTATTTACAATGCAAAGAAAGATATGGTACTAAGTGATATTATATTTGAACCTACAGATAAAGATTATGAGTATGTAGATTCATGGTTTAATTAAAATGATAAATTATGAAATATATAATAACAAGAACTAGTCTTAATATGTTTAGTGACGAACAACCAATAGACAATGCTGTTCAAGAACCAATACATTATTTTGATTATAGAGCTGGTTCTATAGTAAATCATTCATTAGTTTGGGAAAACTTTAATAATCTATGTAGAAATATAATTAAACTTCCAAATGGCAATTATAGAGGAATATCAAAAAATTCTATTAATATGTGGGTTGCAGAAATTGATAATCTTAATGATTTTGTTAAAGAACATGGAAGAATTATATTAGATGCATGTGATAATGAAGAAGGTTATATGTCTATAGAAATATATGATGATTATAGAGAATAAACACTTCCTTCCTGTGTTATGATAGTCCTGGGTATGACATTAAACTGCCCTTTATTATTAATTTAAAACAAATAAAACAATGATAGCATTTTTAATATTTTATTGGATATTTTCTTTTATATTAATTTTATCTTATATTTTAGAAACTAATTCAATTATAGGTTTTAAAGAACATATAACAGTTATTTTAATATCTCTTATTATTGGAGATATACTTTTACCAATTCTAATTGCTAAAAAGTTATGATATTTAAAGTAAATTCTGCTACAGATATTTTTACTTATAAAGATGTCGAAATAAATACTCTAGAAGATTTAAAACAATTTCAAGAAAGTTTACCTAGAACTGAATTTCATAATTATCAAAAACCAGAACTGATAGTAGATTTTCAAGAAATGACAATATTAATTTATGATTATTATATAGAATAAACTATGAATGAAAATTTAGATTTAACAAAAATATTAAAAGATTGTCCTAAAGGAACTAAATTGTATTCTCCTATATTTGGTAATGTTACATTAGATGATATTATTGAAAACTGTGATGACTATCCAATTATGGTTAATACTGATACTGATGATGGTTATGATTCATTTACTAAAGATGGTAAATTATATGACACCTATGATGGTGAATGTATGCTATTTCCATCTAAAGATAATCGTGATTGGAGTACATTTAAAGTTCCTAGTAAATTACCTAAAACTTGGGAAGAATTTTGTGAAAATAATCCTGTAACTAAAAATGAATATTATATATCAGAAAATAGTTGTTTTCATAAACCTTTTCCTGATATAAGAGCATGTGTAGATAAAAATCTTCTTCCAAATAAGGAAATAGCAGAAGCTATGTTAGCTCTTTGTCAACTTATTCAACTTCGTGATTGTTATAATAAAGGATGGAAACCTGATTATACTAATAACCACAATAAATATGTAATAAATGTTGATAAAAATGAAATATCAAGAACTATTGTTGTTACTATACAAAATGTTTTAACATTTAAAACAAGAGAACTTCGTGATACATTTTTAAACAATTTTAAAGATTTAATTGAAATTGCTAAACCTTTATTATAAACAAATATGCATAACAGAAATTTTCATATAGGTTATTATATATTTGAAAATGATAATAATATTGTAGAATATAAAGATGTCTATATAGATGCTTCTGATATAAAAGAAGCTATAAAAATTTTCAAAGAAAAATATAATATTCCTGTAGAGGATGTTTTTATTATTTCTCTTAGAACAAGAGTTATGAGAAGTAGTGGATCTGTAATAGATAATAATTAATAAGGTTGCTCTAGTCGTCTAATTGGTTAGGACACCACCCTTTCACGGTGGAGATTTACGGGTTCGAGTCCCGTCTAGAGTACATAATAAAACAATAGTTTATTGTTATAAAGTGGATGGAATTTTGAATACTCCTTTTGAGGAATAACCACTATAATAAAAATCTGAAAACGGAGTTAATGTTTTATAATATATTAAACAAAGATTTACAGGCTGACTAATTACAATATATTTTGTAATTAACGTTACTTAGAGTAATCTAAGGTATACGATGCGGATAATTATGTAAATTAGCTTGATATTAATGCAAGCCTATATCCTATTAACATATCATTGTGAAATGTTAGTGCCGTTTTAGGTTTAGGAATGAGAAGAACATGAATCTTTGTTTAAATGTTCTATGGTGTAATGGTAGCACAGCAGATTTTGGTTCTGTTAGTCTAGGTTCGAATCCTGGTAGGACAACTAAAATAAATAAAACTATGGATAAACCTAAAAACATTAAATATATAGAATATTTCATTGATATAGTAGGTGAAGAAATGACACATAATTATCCTTTACCTATATGTCCTATAGAAAATGATTTAGTTAAAATAGGTTCAAGTATTATTACTAATAAATCATTAGCTATTCTATTAGTAACTTCTCTTAATAAATGTTGTAATTGTTAAGGAGTTGGTATTTCACATCTTTTCGCAATGCTTTTCATAATTGAAATCCAACTCCTTTATTAAAACAACTTAGGCTTCTTATTGTTCGTAGAGCAGATAATTCTACAAAAAGATTTAGTTTTGTGTTTTCTCATGCGTCTTTATTGCCATGATTTGAATCTTTCATGATGGTTAATATAATTGTTTGTTTCGTAGCCTAAGTTGTTTTCTTTTGAATATTGTTTAATTAAATAAAATATTAATTTAAATTTACTGTAAAATGGCAAAACATGATGAAAGTAAATGTCTGAATAGTATCAGACGAGTTTGTAGTGTTAATCCTAGTAATAAACTTATTACTGCACAAAAGAGTACCGTTATTGGTATTAAACGTTGGGGAATGATAGATTATCTCTGTCATTATTGTGGTTATGTATTTATGTGGGGTAATAACGCTGTTACCATTGATAAAACTTCTTATGAACGTAAAGATAAGAAGAAAGAACTTAAAGAAGTTAAACGTCAAAGTAAAAACTCTGGAGTTCGTAAATTCAATGATAAACGTTCAAATAAACAATAACTATGGATAAACCAAAAATAAATGCAGTGTTTAATATTGCAAAAGTTAAACCTGCACGAGTTAAAGTATCAAAAGAAGATTTAGGTGAAGTGTTTGCTCTAGCTCTTAAAACTAATATTGGTTGGATAGCTAGAATTAAACGTAAAAATAACATTGGTGGTTATGATACTATTCAATGTAAATTCACTGAAAAATCTTTTGATATTACTGGTAGAAAAGAAGTATTTCGTGAAGATGTAATTAATGGCAAGAAAGCTATTGTTATGTGGATACGAGATGCTTATGAACGATTAATTAACAAAGGTGTAAACTCATATTGTACTTTTAGGCATGAAGGTATATATGCTGGTAAATTATATAATATTGCTGGCACTTATTATTTTGATGCTAAGTATTATGTGGGTCATATTAACAAAGAAGGCAAAATAATTATTTATGATGATTATTTTGACTGTGAAAGTATACACGTATGAACATAATTTCTGTAAATGTAGCAAATAATAAAGACAGAGCTAGTATTGCAGGCTTTACGGATGATCAAAGTAAGGCTTATTCTGAACTTATTGAGTTTATGAATAAGCCTTATGATGAGAAAGATTATAAAAGAGCTTTAAATGGTCCTGCTGGTACTGGTAAAACCTATTTAGTAAGAGCTTTAATTAAAAATTGTAATTATTCTCATTCTGTAATAGGTCTTGCAGCACCAACACATAAAGCTTGTCGTGTTTTAACTGAAAGTATTGGATTACCTAATATTAAAGCTACAACTATTGCATCTGATTTAGGTTTAAGACCTAATTATGAAGCAGCTAACTTTGATGTAGATAATCCTCCTTTTGATCCACGTGGTAAAATAAAAATTGATAAGTATCAAATATATATTTGTGATGAAGGTTCAATGATTAATAAGAGTATGTTTGGACTATTAGAAAAGAAGTGTAAACAAGCTCATGTTAAGATAATTTATATAGGTGATGCTTATCAACTCCCGCCCGTAAACGAAAAGTATTCTCCAGCCTTTAAAGGAGTTAAAACTTATAGACTAACTCAAATTGTAAGACAAGATGATGATAATCCTATAAGAGAGTTATTAGAGTTACTCCGATATGACATCGAACACAACTCTTTTAAATTTCTTGAATTTATATCGAGAAATAAGAGTAAGTTTGATGAAGGTTTTACTAAAGGTTATCAAGTATGTAATCTTAAAGAATTTGGAGATCATATTCGTACTTATTTTAGTGATCCTCAATTAACACAAAATGTAGACTTTTGTAAAGTAATTGGATATACTAATATGTGTGTATCTAGTTGGAATAAGTTTATCAGAGAAAATACTATTCAAGATGCTGAAAAGTCTGTTATAACTAAACATGACTTAATTATCAGTTATACTACATTAGTAGATGCTTTTGGAGGAACTATAATTATTAATTCTGAAGATTATATAATAAAAGAAATAGTTAATTATACTCATCCAGATTATAATCTTAAAGGTTTTCTTGTTAAATTTATTCAAATATTTGGTGGACAAGTTACACAACCGTTATTTATATTAGACCATAGAGATATGGAAACTATGAAACAATATGTTACTATATCTAATCAAATGATAAATATTGCAAAGACTTGTCCTGCTAAATTTAGAGCTGAAAAATGGCGTCAATATTATGAATTTAAAGAAAGTTGTCTTTTACTTATAGATATTTATAATTCTAGTGGTTATAAATTATATAGTAGAAGTGCTGACTATGGATTTGCATTAACAGCTCATAAATCACAAGGTTCTACTTTTGATACTACTTTTGTTGATGTGCAAGATATAGTTTATAACAAATATGGTCAAATAAGACCTGATGTTGAAGATATTAATCGAAGACTATATGTTGCATGTTCTAGATGTAGAAATAAATTATATTTAAAATTTTAAACTTATGCAAGATAAAATTCTTAAATGGTGTAAAGATCTTTCTGCTCATCAAGGTTTTTATGGTAGACTTTATAAGTATCTTGTAGAAAATCCAGATGAACTTGAAGAATTAGCAAAACAAAATTTTAAAGATTGTATCGAGTTTATAATGTTTGTTGAATCTTAAATAAATAATATGGCTAAAATAAATAAAGATAAATATTATATTATTCAAGGTAAAGATGATTATCGACCTTACATATATAAAGGTACAACACCACCAGAATTTTCTAACTATGGTGGTAAACAAGTATGTGTTTCATCACAAGGTTGTGTGCTTGTTGGAGGTTTTAATGATGGACTTATTAAACCTGGTGAGTGTAAACAATTAATTATATATACGAAAGATATAAAACAATAACTATGAGAAATAAACATAATCTTAAAAAACTTCGTATAACTAATGAGAAGTTTACTATAACTTCTCTTAAAGTTAAATGTATTATTACATGGTTTAATCCTATTACTGGTTTAGAACAACATTCAACTGGAGTGTCTAAACGAAATCCTGAAGATAAATATGATCAAGATAAAGGTAAACATTTAGCTGAATCTCGTGCTAAATATGCTATGTATAAAAGATATATAGCAATGTTACATGATGAAACTGCTAAAGCTGTTATTAAGACAGAAAATCTTGCTATTCATGAAAATCTTCATATTAAAAACATTATTAACGATATAAAAGATTAACTAATTATGAGTAAGTTTTATAATAATTATATTAAAGAAAAATACGGTGAAAACGCTGATGTTATGCTTCCTAATTTTCAACGTATAGAAAATCGTTATAAGGAAATACATAGGCAAAATCTTAATCAAGCACGTATGATATGTAGTGGTAAACATACTGGTAGTAAGAAATTTCATCAAGTACATTATTGTATGATGAAAGCTATTCGTGTTGTTAAGAATTTCTATGAAGTTTATGGTAGAAAGCAATAGTATTTGCGATACTTGTGCTTTACGGCTATATAATACTAAGTCTTATAATCTACAAGGTGTTGGCAATCCTTACTTTGGTAATTGTATTGTTGTACCTAATGTAGATTATAAGGCTTATAAAGCTGGTGCTATGAGTTTTAGCGAACAAGTTAAACTGATTGAGCAATCTATCATTTCTTCTACAGGGGGGTTATTAGAAACTACATATATAGTTCCTCTTATTCGTTGTAATGAAGCTATTAGTTGTAAAATTGATGATGCTACATTTAACAAATGCTTAACTTATTTTATACAAGATTTGAAAATCTTTAATTTTAAGCATATTTTGCTTTTAGGTACAGCAGCCCAGCGACTACTTAAAATGTCAATAGAGCAGGCAAAAAACTATGTGTATCGCAGTCCTAATAATCGGTTTTACTCTGTGAATTATTCACCGCTGATTAAATATGTAAATGATAAACTATATGAAGATTTTGTAGATAATCTTAATATTTGGTATAATTCTGCAATGAGTAATGAATATAATAAAACAATAAAACAAATATAAATTAAACTAATAAAGTTATGAATAAAATACCTATAATGGAAGAAGATAAACTACATATAGAGTGGTTTAAAGAAGCTGGAAAATGTAATTCTTTATATAAACTTGGTAAACTAGCTTATAAACTTTTTTATAAGTATCGTCATGATTATGGCACAGTATGTCATGCGATATCTGCTTTTGCACTTGCTGCTGCTTGGTATGGTGCTAAAAAAGAAGGTATAACTGGTTTTCAAGCAGGTTTTGTTATGTGGGATTTTATAAAACAATGGGAATTTGGAGATAACAAATGTGGACTTAAAATAACAAATTATGATGACTTGTTATATCCTCAATATGAATATAGATTTGATAAAATAATAACACCTGAACGTTGGAAATCTATACAAGAAGAAGCTAAACGTAGATTAGATAATAATAGTGAAGAAAAACAAGGATATACAGCACACCCTGACGTAGCAGCTCATTGGCAATCTATTGTTGATGGCAAACTACCATTTGGTTTTAAAATTAAAGAAGATTTTTAATTATGGTTTTTGAAATATATTGTAGTAAGTTATATAAATCTTTTGCCATACTTCCTAGAATAGATATTGATTGGTTTGGTATAGGTGTCGGTATACGTTTTACTTGGTTGATGTGGTATGTAACTATTAGAAAAGTAAATATAAAGTTATGACAATTGAACTGTTTTGTAATAAATGTAATAAATTACACAAACTTAGAGTTATTAAACTTTTTAGTAATTTTAAAAACAAAAAGTATTGTGTTTTTTGTAAACATAAATTAAAATTTTATTATTTAAAACAAGATTAATAAAGTTATGATAGTAAGTAAAGCAATGGATGTTGAATGTTTCCATAATTTATTTAGTATAATATTTGTGGATTTACAACATTATTTTAAAGTATTTGCAGATTGTGTTGATGACAAAGGCAAACCTATTGCTTTAACTGAAAAACTATCTGTAAAAGAAATAAAAGAAAGATTAGAAACTGTTAAATGTGATACATTTTATATTTCTGATACAGATGATTCTCAAATGCTTGAGCTTGTTAGTTATATAAATTCTATGCAAGCTCATTACATAACAAAAGTAGATGATAAAGATTGTGTACATCAAATACCTGTAAGAACTGATTTATATGGTTTTAATAATTTAGGCTATGATGATTTAATGATTAGAACATTTCTTATGTATTTTAATCATTATACACGAACTAAAGATCTGCTTGAAAAACTAAAAGAAATAAATGATAAAATTATATCTCTTCAGTCTGATAAATCTTTATTCTATGAAGATAAAGAATTAGAACTAATTAGAAAATATAGACTTCCTTATGCTACTGTAGATTTACAACAAGTTTATGGTTTAAATTCTGCTGGTGTTAATGTTGATAAAGATACTGGAGAAAAAAAGAAATATCCTAAGTCTTTAAAACAAACTAGTATTAATCTTAAATGGCATGAACTGTTAGATTTCACACTCCCCCCTATAGACGAAGAAGAGAATAATCTTTATTATAAAAAGAACATAGCTAAATATCATAATTATAATGTTGATCAAATTAATAAAATGATAACTAATGATTTTGATAGATATGTTATGCCTCAATATGTTGAACCAATGTTACATTATAATAGAAATGATGTATTTCTTGTATGTGAAATGGCTAGACAGAAACCTGATGAAATAAAACTTAGATATAGTATTAGTAATGCTTTTGGTATAAATGTATTATCTTCAGCTAGAGCTAATATTGCAGATAAGTTAATGACTAAACTTTATTCTGATTATAGTGGATTACATAAAAGTAAGTTTGAAAAATTAAGAACTGAAAGAAAAAGAATGAACTTTGATAAAGTTATATTTCCACATATTCAGTTTAAAACTAAACAACTTCAAGATTTACTTGAAGATATGAAAAAAGTATATGTATATCATACAAATAAAGATGCATTTAGTAGAACTGTTGAATTTTATGGTACTACATATACTTTAGCAACTGGTGGTATTCATACTGCTGATCCTCCTAGAGTTTGTAGGTCTGATGAAAATTATATAATTCTTCATCATGATTATACAAGCTATTATCCTTATATTATGTGGCGTTATCATATTGCACCTGCTCATTTAAACGAACCTGCATTTAATAAACTTTTAGGTTATTTAATTCAAACTCGTGTAAAATGTAAACACACTAAAGATTCAGAAGGATATGTAATAGATAATGTTCCTAATAAAGTAGCTGCTGAAGCATTAAAGATTGTTATTAACTCTATATATGGTAAATTAGGTAGTGATTTGTTTTTCTTATTTGATAACTTAGCTAAACTTAAAGTTACTATTAATGGACAATTAATGACAATGACTCTTGCTGAAGAACTTGAACTTAATGGTATACATGTACTTTCTGCAAATACAGATGGTATTATTATAAAGATTCCAAGAGATAAATTTGATTTGTATAAAGAAATAACTACTAGATGGAATGAATTTAATAAAATGGGTGCTGATTATGAAGAATATGAAGTACTTACTGAAAGAGATGTTAACAATTATTTCGATGTACAAGTTGATGGCACTGTAGAATTTAAAGGTGCAATGGATCCTAAACAATATCTTAAAGATTTGAAGAAAGGATATGATATGCCTATTGTTGCACAAGCTGTCTATAATTATTTTAGATTTAGTAAGCCTGTAATGCAAACTTTACAAGAGAGTAAAGATGTTTTAGACTTTTGTAAAACTCAAAATGTTGGTAGACAATTTAATGTTGTTTATAATGTTGTTGAGAATGGTGAAATTAAAACTATCGAAAGTCAAAGACATGTAAGGTATTATGTATCTAATCATGGTGTTTATTTATTTAAACGTCATAAAGAAGATTATGGTATTAAAGTTTCTCTTGTTAAAGAACAAGTCAAGTTAATTAATTCTTTAGATGATAAAGATATTTCTTTAAGAGATATAAATTACAAATATTATCATGATGAATGTTACAAAATTATTGATCCTATTATGCTAGGTATATCAAGTAGTCAAAAAGGTAACAAACAAAATAAAACTATGAGTGGTAAATCTCTTATTAAGAAGTATTCTCAACAATATAAAACTTTATTTGATTTTGACGACTAAGTTATATGGATGTAAACGATATTTTTGAAAGTGCTATACAACATTGGCGTGAAAATAAAGGAAAAGGTACAGCATTTATTCCTTCTAGTCTAGATGCTAAATGGCTACTATATGATGTACTACAAAGATTTTATGCAAAATCTACTGGTACTACTCTTATAATTGTACCTAACTTTAACGTAAGAACTGAAATTGTTGAATATTTAACACATCAAGATAGTGAAGAAAATAATGCAGAATTTAAAAAACTATTAGATGATAAATGTATAAAAGTTTTTACTCATGATTTTGTTGAACATGAATTAAACTTTGTGTATCATACTGTTAGTATTCTGTATAAATGTGATACATTAGGTGAGAATGTGTTTAAAATATTTAATTCTGGTAATTTTAAACTTGCAATACTTGATAGACTTTTTCCTAATTATGATGATGTTAAAAAGTTATATGATGTTGCACATTTATTGCCAGATTTTAAACAAAATGAAGTTGACGCTATTCGCTTAAGCACCCCCGTAGAAGAAATAGTATGTGGAATAGATTTACCTGAAGATAGTGAAGATAAGAAACTTCTAAATTATTATAATGAGTATATAAATGCTTCAATGAATATATTTGGAAGTTTTGATAGAATGAATGCAGCTCGTTCAGGTGATCCTGCTACACATCTTTCTTCTGCTCAAATATGTTATCAAATAGCTTATGAAAATGGTTGGAGTCCTACTCTTGATATGACTGCTAGCTTTAATATATCTTTGGATAATACTTATAATCCTAATAAGATACTTGATAGAGCTACAGAAACATTTGAAATGATTAGGAAACGAACTAGACTTCTAAGTGATAACAATGTTAAATTAGAAAAAATATTAGAAATTGTAAAAGAACATAAAGATGAGAAAATTTTAATTATTAGTAAACGTGGAGAGTTTGCAAGTAAAATAACAGATTATCTTAACAATATATCTGAAAAAATAATATGTGGTAATTATCATGATAAAGCTGAACCAATGTTGGCATCAGATGTTTATGGTAATCCTATTTATATTAAATCTGGACCACATAAAGGTGAAAGAAGGACTTATGCAGCACAAGCACAAAAAAGTATGAGTCAAATTTCATTCAATAATGATATTATTAATGTTATTTCTACTAGTAATACTCCTGATAAAAGTTTAAACATAGAGGTAGATGTTGTGATAATAACTTCGCCAATATGTGAAACTATAGAAAGTTATATGTATCGTCTAAATAATGTGTTTTTCAGGAACTCCAAATTGCGTCTATATACCTTATATATTATGCAATCTCTTGAAGAAACAAAGTTACTAAATAGACCAGCTACAGCCACACATACTATAATCAATGAGGAACAAAATATTTCAATAAAAGAAAATAATTTTGATTTTGTTGTTGTAGATTAAAAAAATGGTTGTATCTTTGCAATGAAAATTAAAACAAACTTATAGACCTTTGAAATAATGGATAAAGAAGATGTAACTAAAGCTGATGCTACAAATGATAGTAAAGCTTTACAAGTTAAGCAGTCTGATGTTAATGCTGGTTTAAAGGTTTTTAATCTACTTGATGAAAATCAACTAGCAGCCGCAGAAATCTTTATTAAAAAGATTATTGCTAGTGATAAAAGTGGTATTAAAAGCATTCCAGAAGGACTTGCAGTTCTTATGAGAGCTCAAGATTTAAATCTTCCTTTTTCTTCATGTATTGAACATATACACGTTATTAATGGAAAAACTGGTGTTGATGTTCACATTGTTAAATCGTTATTATCGAGGGCAGGAGTAACTTGGGAATGCACTAAAGATTATACTCCTCAGTATCAATATACTGACGGTAATACGATTTATAAAGAAACACAACTTCCTCAATATTGTGTTAAATGTCGTACTGCTAAAGAAGCTGAGGAAAAGACAAATGATGAAGTAATAGGTGTATATCCTCTCAGATATTATCAAGATCTTAAAGGAAATGTATTTAATGAATTTGAGATTAGTGATAAATGTGCAATAGCTATTAATAAAGTGCAAGCTATGGCATTTGCTAAAGAAGGTAAATATCCTATTGTTCGTATTCCTGCTCAACCTATTGATTTTGTTACTGAATATGAATTTACCAGATATTTTATGATAAATGGTAAAGAAAGAACTAGAAAATGTAAAAGTCATTTCAGTTATACTGAAGCTGCACAAGCAGAACTTTTATCAAAAGATAATTATACTAAATATACTCGTCTTATGATTGATGTTAGAGCTTTTACTTTAGGTGCTAGAGATATTGCAGATGATGTTATCATGGGTGTTATGGAAACAAGTGAAATCAAAATCATAGAAGATGTACCTATTGTAGATACAGATTTTGAAGAAGTTAATTAATTAAACAAAATGTTAAACCTTTAATTGAAAGTTGTATTACACAACATATTTTTAATTCACTTATTTTATAAATTTAAATCCTACAAAAATGGAAAAATTAAACAAACTTAGTTTCAGTGCTGGCTTCAGTGCCATGCAGAATGGTCAAAAGAGTTCAACTGTTAATGCAGAACCTCGTCTTATCGCAGCTTCTACTCTTGGTAAATTCACTATTACTGCTCCCGTTAGTAAAATGCTCAATATTGCAGTTGGTGAGAATGTTCTTTTCTTAGATAACCGTAGTCAGATTGAAGAGGCTATTCAGCAACGTCTTCCTGAGTATGTTGCTTATGCTGAAGAGAACAATATTGATCTCGATACTCCTGCTGGTGTTGATGAGATGATTCGTCGCCTTCGTGCTTTTGCTATTACTAAAGGTGTCAAGATGTTTGACAATAAAGGTAATGCAGTTATGGCTTCTGCTCGTCTTACTAAAGACGATAAAGAGAAGTACATTGCTGAACATGCTGATGAAATTCTCGAAGCTAATCGTGATGCTCTTGTTAAGCTCGTTGGTGATGATAATGCTACTGATGAAGAGCTTAAAGCTGCTATCAGTGTTGATATGATTGAAGGTGAGAAGTATCATGCTTCTAATGGTAGTAAGACCATGACTACTGGTATGGCTACTGGTGTTGGTTGTCAGTTGAACTTTACTGATACTGCTATTTGGAATCTTCTTAAGAGTGATTTAGGCGATGATAAAGATAAGAAGAATCGTATCTTTGATGTCGTATTCCGTGATGAGGAAGGTAAATCAGCTATGATTAATGCTCAAGTTAGCAATGGTAAAGAAATGGTTGATGTTATTGCTTATCCTATTGTTTTCAAAGAAGACGTTGATCCCGTTGTTCGTGAACGTAAGAATGAAGAATAAGTGATTATTTGAAAAGTTGGAGTAGGTGTTTAATTACATCTACTCCAATTTTTTTGTCTATTGTTTAACTAAATAAACTTAATTAAGTTATGGCAGAAGAAAAAACTAATGTAGGCACTGCAGAACCTACAAAGAAAATGCGTAGAGGTGTAAGTAATGAAACTCAGGCTGTTACTCAGATGAAGTTTCATGAAAAAGATGCTGCACAAAATAATCTTTTTGTTGGTCATCTTGAAGAAGTAAAAGTTGATTGGAGTGTTGCTGGTGAAAACACTTCATTTGTAGGACTTAAGATGCCTCGTCTTACTTTACATTTTGGTAGTAATCATGCTGATAAGAATGTAATGCGTCATGTTTATCATACTTTATTTCCTATTGAGAGTAATGTTGATACTATACCTGGTGGTAATAATACTTGGCGTGTTGACAATGTAATGAAATGGATTAAACATATCCTTGATATTTTCTATCTTAAAGGTCGTCAACTTACAGAGAAAGAAGAAGATGCTCTTGCACTTGATTTCTGTGATTTTGATGAACAAGGTCAATATGTTCCTACTGATCCTCAAGTAGTTCTTAATGCTTATGCTAACATGTTCAATAATGCAGTAGCTATGCTTGAAGGTAAGTTTGATACGCTTGCTGAAGGTGAAACTCCAAGATGTTATTACAAAGATGCAAATGGTAAACCTATTGCTATTTGGATGAAACTTCTTAGAGCTACTAGAACTAAGAAAGGTTGGACTAATATTATGCCTAATGGTGATCTTGGTTTCAGTACTTTCGTTGGTAATGGTGCTATCGAAATTATGAAATCTAATACTCCTCCTCAGATTCTTCGTTTTGAAGAGTTTAAAGAGAGTATAACTCCTAAGGAAACTAAGAAAGAACCTACTCTTCCTGGTATCAATCCTATGGGTGGTATTCAGATGCCCGCAATGGGTGGTGGAATTGGTGTAGATAATACTGCATTCAATGAAGCTGCTATGGGAGATATGCCGTTCTAAAATGGTATAATTGTTCGTAGTGTTATAGAAGGGTATCGTGTTTAAGTATACGATACCCTTTCTATTATTAATACATAAGATATGATACGTAATATAAATACATGTAATTTAACTAAAGATTATATAGAATCTAAAGTTAGTCAAGTATCTATAATGTCAAAATATCTTGATATTCCTGTAGAAGTAATTAATGATTGTATTGAACATAATCATTTAATTTATTCTGTTTTCAGGGATGATGATAACAACAAAAGTATGGGTTTTGCTATAAATAAAAAAGGAAGACTTAAAGTAAGAGATTTTGGTGGTTATGGATTTTTTGAAGATGTTTACGGTACTGTAGCTTATGTATTAAGTATTATGTGTGAACGTAAAATAGAACCAAATAATAAACAAGACTTTTATTTTATTCTTAAACACATAGCTTATACCTTTAGAGATGTTATAGAGAATAAAACTGTAGATGAAAATTTAGATTCTACAATAAAGTCTGCATTACAAAAAGGTAAAAAAGGAAAAGCAATTATTGATGTTGTTCAAAGAAGTTGGAATAAAGCTGATAAAGCTTATTGGAATAGTTTAGGTATAGATCTAGGTTATCTCAATACACATTTTGTAACTCCAGTAGAACAATATTATATTGATAGAGGTAAAGACTCTGATCCTAAATATTATTATAAAGAAAAAGATCCTTGTTATGCTTATATACTTGGACAAAACAGAAAAGGTATTAATTTAATTAAACTTTATTTTCCTAAACGTGATAGAGAAAGAAAATTAAAGTTTGTTACTAATTGTAATGTTCTCGAAGGTCTTCTTAATCTTGAATTATTTAATTATGATTATATTCTTATTACTAAAAGTAGTAAAGATAGATTAGCAATAGGTAATTGGTTATACCATCATCCTTTCTATGGGGGGGATGACGAAGAACTTAAAATTGGTGTAATCAATCTACCTAGTGAAAATCATAGATTAAGACAAGAAGAATATCAATATTTAATTAGTAGATTAACTCCTGGAGGTAAACTTATAAGTTTGTTAGATTTTGATAAAGCTGGCAGAAATGGTGCTAAATTTCTTCAAGAAACTTATGGTATACCTTATATATTTATCACAAGAGGTGAATTTGGATTGTTAGATTATAATGCTAAAGACTTTAGTGATTTATATCTAACTTATACTAAAGATGAAATTAATGAATTTGTAAAAAATACTATTATTTATGTTCGACAAAGATACCCAGTTGTACACTAACGATTGTATTAGTGATAAAGAATGTGCTTTTATAGCAAGACCACAAGAAAACCATAATGTTAGAATTGTAATGGTTGGTATTAGTGAAGAAGAAGAGTTAGAATTAAGACAACTTAAAACTATTAAAGTTGTTCGTGATAAGATTGAATTTAATATTGAACCTACACAATGCTTTCATGTAGGAGAATATGATTTTACTCCTAATAATCCTCAATTAAAAGAAACTGAAGATTTATTTACTGCTTATACAATAAGACATTTTATACCTACTAATTGGGATTATAATACAAATAAATATGTATCTACTTATAAACTTGGTAAATGGTATGATACTAGTAATCCTGTAAACTTCCTTCCATATCTTTATGCTTCTATTGGTAAACCTGAAAGAGTTGCTATCTTTAAAGAATTTCTTGATCCTGTAATGATTAAGAAAATTAAAGAAAAAACTAAAGAAGCTGTTGATAATAAAAAGAAGAAAGATTCAGAAGGTAAGAAAGATAGTACTTATAATAAGTATAAGAAGTATCAAACTGCTAAACGTAGAAAAGAACTTGAAGATAAAAAGTTAACTAGTAAAGTTAATATAAAGTTGCATATATGATTAAAGAATTAGAAGATGTTTGTAAGCAATATACTTTTATGCTTACTGAACTAGATGATATAGTAGCTACACAAACTATAAATCATGCTGGTTTTGATTTTTGGTTTAATCATCAATTAGATACTTTTCTAAATTGTACTAAAACATTTAAAAGTGGTCAACGTATAACATCTATTAAATCTAATCAATATGGTAAAGAATTATATCTTACTATAAAAATGATTAAAGAACAATGTGATGCTCTATTAGCTGCTGATTATCTCAAAAGATTATATGAACATCATTTAAAAATGGTTGAATTTGAAGCTAATAATCCAGATACTTATGTACCAACTAAATCTAGTAAAAAGAAATCTACTACTAGAAAACGTAAACAACTAAGTATGGATTTAGGTGAAGAATTTAGTAAACCTCGTAAAACTAAAATTAATAATTTTCCTAAAATTATTGTTAAAATTCCAGGCTTATGATTACAATGTATAAACGTAATGCTCAAGGTAAACCTATATATTGGGGTGTACAAAAATTTTATGATGGTAATAAAACTGTTATAAGAGTTGTACATGGAATGGTAGGTAAAACTGAGTTTCAAGAAAAAATAAATACTAATAGAGATTTAGATGCAGAAATAAAATCCCTTGTTGCAGCTAAAAGAAAAACTGGATATAAAGAACTTCAAGATCTTTATGATAATGCTCCTGAATATCTACCAGATCAATCTCTTTGGCATTATCTTAACGATTATCTTCCTAAAAATAATACACATGCTGATGGTAAATTTATACCTATGTTGTGTAAAACTCTTAATGACAATAAACCTTTTGAAAAAGGTAATTATTTTGGTCAATGGAAGATTAATGGTGAAAGATGCATAATTACTGCTAATAAATCAGAAGATCTATTTCAAACTGTAAAACTACATTATAGAAGTAGAGAAGGTGCAGATTGGACTGATAAACTTTCTTATTTAGATGAACTATTTATACCAATTCTTAAAAAGAATGGTATATTAGATGAAATGGTTGAAGAAGATTTAGCTTTAGATGGTGAACTTTATATACCTGGTTATAATATCAATGATATAAATCATTTCATTAAAAATACTGATGTTCCACAACATTATAAACTTCAGTATTGGTTATATGATTTGTGTGTTGAAAATATGACTGCTGGTGGAAGACAATCTTATATTTGGAATAGGTTATCTTATTACTCCCCCGTAGTGAATAGTATTGAAGATCATCTAAGAATAATCACTCCATTTAATGTTCTTCCTTCTGTAATTGTAAAAGACTTTAATGATGCAGTATACACAAGAGATGAATTTATTTCTTACGGTTTTGAAGGTCTTGTTATTAGAGAAGATCAAACTGAATATCAATTTGGTGGTAAACGTAATAATGCTATGCTCAAGTTTAAAAAGAAACTAGATGGTTATTTTGAAATACTTGATATTAGAGAAGATAAACGTGGATTACCAATTTATATTCTTAAAAATGATATTAATGATGAAGTTTTTGAATGTACTCTTAATGCAACACAAGATGTTCAAAGAAGTCATCTTAATATGAAAGAAGTATTAAAAGGTAAAAAAGGTCTTGTTGAATATCGTGAACGTAGTGGTGTTAAACAAGTTCCTTTTCATGCTAAACTTATTCAAATAATGATATAATTATGTTTGGAAATAAATATTTAAATAAAAGTATAAACATAGATATAAATAAACATGAAATATACTTGACACCTAGTATAATAGTTTCTAAATGCGGAAAACATCTTGAGATAACTATAGGTGTATTATTTTTCTTTATTTATATTTGTTATACTATAGATGATTTAGAAAATATGTAAATTATGAATCTTAGTGCTTATGATAGTGTAAAACCTAAAATTGATAAAACTAAAACATGGGTTGATACTGAAAAGCAAATTCTGTATAGTAGAGAAATACAATATAGACCTTATGTTACTTTAAGTAAAAGATATGATCCAGTATGTTGCGATTATGAATATTTTGTGATACTGTTAGATGATTATCCTGAAGACAGACAATATAGTAGAACTAATAAAGATGATTATGGGAGAATTAAAATTAAACTCACAGGAATATTCAAAGATTGTGGTTTGTCAGAATTAGGTACTACACAAAATATAAGTATTGAACATATTGAACATACAGATGATGGTGATATATATAAAATAGGTTTTTAGGTTGAAATGAGTTTGCAACGGCGTATCTATAAGGTGTAACAGCCTTGTAGGTACGCTTTTTTCTTTATCTCCTGCGTTTTTATATGCTTTGTGATATTTTTATCATAAATCAATTTTGAGGCTCTTAAAAGCCAAAATAAAAAATTATAGAAAAATCAGTTTATATTAAATAAAATTTATATTTTTGCATTATGAAATTAAACAATCAAATACCAAATCATGTTATTAAAGCTGCTGATAAAAGTTTTAAAGCATCTAAACTATTAGATGTTTATAGAAGATTTTTTATTAAAGCTTTTTATTCAGGTTATAAATATGGTTCTTCACACACTAAATTAAGAATAGCATATAGTAATTATAAACGTAATAAAGTAGAAGAATCACTAAATACTAAACAAATAGTATATCATTATTATGTTTTTGATTATAGCACTCCTGGTATTTATAAAATAAAATTAACAAGAAGTCAAATAGAAAGTATAAGACAAAAACTAATAGATAGAGGTTATTTAAATAAAGATAATGAAATCAAAGATGGTGACGTTTTATATTATTTTGGTTTTAAAGAATCTAATTGTTCTTGGATGGTTTATCCAGAAAATTTAGATATACAAGAAATAAAAGAACCTATTAATTAAAATTTTAAAATTATGTTTGAAACAGTTATTCAAATTGAAGACAATCTTGCAACAAAAGATGTACAAGAGTTTGCAAATATTGCCACAGATGCAGTCATTCTTTATGCTAAAAAGAACCATGATTATGGTAATTCTTTTGATAAAGGAATGGATTCTATAGGTGATGCTTATGGTATTGGTCGTATTTACGATAAAGTAAATAGATTAATAACTTTAACAAAACCTTGTTGTGAAAGTAGAACAATAACAGATGAAACAATAGACGATACTCTTATTGATTTAGCTTGTTATTCTATTATGTTGCTTAAATATCGTAAAGCACAAAGAATTAATAAAACTAATGAAGTTGTATTGAACTAATGAACGCTGTTAAAGTTATAGTTATTAAAGATGGAGAACGTATTCCAGCATTACACCTATATAGTGGTATCAGTGATAATGATACGTTTTCCTACTTTATAGGCTCTGACGGAGGTGTAATACTAAATGTAACACAATATGAAATAATTAGTGGAACTCCAATAATAAAAATATGAATACAAGAGAATTTATAGATAATTGGCTTGCTAATAAAGGAAAACCTAATATAGGTGTTCGTAAATATCATCATATTACATGTAATGCATATCATCTATGGCATTATACTACTTGTATTGCTAGATGGTGGACATTAGATAATGGTAAAAAAGTGTTATTTATCAATAATACTAATTATGGTCATTGGTCTGATATAATACAAGCACATCTTATTATGAGATGTAAAAAAATGAATATTATTTATTTCATATTAGATAATATTCCTATCAATAGTTTTTATATGCATTGTCAAATAGAAGAATTTATTAAACAATATCCTGGTAATATTAACACATTATGAATATATTTGAATTACAAAGTGAACTTCTTTCTATTTTTGATGAAATAGAAGAAAATGGTGGTGAACTCACTGAAGAATTAGAACAAAAACTTGCTATAACACAAGATAGTTTTAAATCTAAAATTGAAAGTTACACAAATGTTGTTAAATCTCTTAAAGCTGATATAGAACAAATCAAAAATGAGCAAAAGAGATTAAAAGAACTTGCAGACACCAAACTTAAAGTTATCGAAAAACTTTCTAATATAATGATTTATTCTATTAATGAGTTTGGAGATACTAGTAAAGCTGGTGCTAAATATATAGATTATGGTACTGGTAGAGTTAGTGTACGTAAAACTACTGCTGTTGATGTAGATACAAAACTTGTAGATCATGTTGAGGAAGCAATACAAGATATCCTTACTTATGGTAAAGAAACAAATCAACTTGGTACTGTTAATTATATAGGTAATGTTACTATTAAAGAATTCTTAGGTAATATAACTGAACAAAATATTACTGATGATGAATTAGATAAACTTGATTTAACTGTAGAAATCAAAATGCCTTTGATTGATGTTTCTAAAGGTTTATCTTATGATATTCTCAGAAATATCGCAGCACGTTATGATGATTATAAACTTAAAACTAGTTTAAGTAAAACTAGAGTTAAACCTATACTCGAAGAAAATGGTGCCGCATTACCTAATTTAGCTAAACTTTGTAATAACGAATCTTTAAATATAAAATGAATCTAAATTTAAAAATTAAAACAAATGACGATGGTATTATTATAATTCAAAATAAAGCAGGATTTTCAACTAAACAATTAGCTGGTATTTTAACTTTTGCTGATACGATTGTAACAACATCATCATCTGTTACTTGTGATATGATATCTAAAACAGAACAAAACATTGTAGAAATTAGAATAGATGATATAGGAGTTTCAATGTATGATACGATAAATTAAAATAATAAAAATATAAAAACTATTAGAATAATACACTCGGATAGTTGTAAATTAGAAGAATTTATCAAACTTGTTATAAACAAATCTTTAATTATTAAATAATATGCATTTAAGTAAAACTAATGAAAATGGAATAACTTTAGAACAATTAAAGTTATTTATAGATGATTGTTATGAAAGATTACCTGCTAATACACCTGTTTGTGTTAATAATAATGTAACACCTTGTGTCGATATAAAAGCAGATGAAGAAAGTATAAACTTTTATGATTGGATTTAATTATGAAATATAATCAAAAATATGCAGCTATCGGACTACCTTGGAACGGTCCTTTTGCAACTGATGTTTCAGATTGTAAAACAGCTAAAGATGTAATCAAAAAAGCTAAATTAGATTATACAGTAGATAAATGCGAACTTGTAGCAAGAATGCCTATAAAAGAAGGTAACAATAATTCTGTTAGTGAAATTATGGGCGATTTTGCACATGAAGGATATATTTATAGAAATTGTCCTGATGCATTTTCTACTTATAGAACTGATAAGAATATACCTTTAGGTCTTGTTAAAGATAGATATGAAGTTGTTCAAAATATTGACGCTTTTAATTTCTTTGATGATGCTATTGGACCAGATAAAGCTATTTGGCAAACTGCTGGATGTTTTAGATATGGTGAAAGAATATTTATATCTGCTAAACTACCTCAAACTACACAAATACATGGTGATCCTATAGATCATTATCTTGTATTTAGTAATTCTCATGATGGTAGTAGTAGTATAAATATAATGTTTACTCCAATTCGTGTATTTTGTTTTAATTGTCTTAATTCAGCAAAGAAGAATGCTGACGCTTATATTAGAATAAGACACACTGTATCTGCTAAAAATAAAATGCAACAAGGTGCTGATATTCTTAATATGGCATTAAAGTATATAACTGAAGCACAACAACTTTATGAAGCACTTTACACTATTAAAATGTCAGATGCTGAAGTTATGCAATATCTTGCTCATCTTGTACTTAATGCAGAAGAAGAACGTAAAATATTAGAGTATATGTCTAATCCTTATGAAATAGATATTACTCCTTTTAAACGTTTGATAAATCGTGATGCTACTATTCTTGAAAGCACTAAGATAAGTATGCGTAAAGCTAATCAAATAGCTAATATGTATGACTATTATCAAAATGGTGTTGCTCAAGAAAATATAGCTGGTACTGCATGGGGAGCATATAATGCCGTTACAGGATATTTCTCTAATGTTAACACTGATAAAGGAATTAATCGTATGAACGATTTACTTTATGGTGGAGATAATAATAAGATGCAAAATGCTTTTAATGAAGCTTTAGCACTTGCAGAAATATAAACCAAACTAATTCATCATATTCTTCTCTATGGGCGGGATTTAGTTAATAATTATAAACCTTTCTCTCATGTTCCAAATAACCCGCCCGTAGAGAAAATGATGATAGAAATTCTAATAGAGATTACAATATAAAATTTTTATTTATTTTACTTGCATTATTAGATTTTAATATATTATCTTTGCAAGCAAATAAATTAAAAACATTAAAAATATGAAAGTTAAAATTAAAGTTCTTAATGAAAATGCTAGAGTACCTAAGTATGCCAAACCTGGTGATGCTGGTATGGATTTAGTAGCTACTTCTCACATTTACGATGGTGAAATCGATTGTGAAGTTTATGGTACTGGATTAGCAGTAGAAATTCCTGAAGGTTATGTAGGACTTGTGTTTCCTCGTAGTTCTAATCGTAAAACTGATTGTTATTTAACTAATTCAGTAGGAGTTATTGATAGTGGATATAGAGGTGAAATCATGGTTAGTTTTAAAAACCGTAATACAGGTGGTAAACGACCTTATAAAGTTGGAGATAGAGTCGCTCAACTCATAATTATGCCTTATCCTCAGATTGAGTTTGAAGTAGCTGATGAATTATCAGAAACTGAACGTGGAGAAGGTGGTCATGGTTCAACTGGAAAATAATACAATTATGAATAACTATATTGGTATAAAAGTAGTAGATGCAGAACAAATGACTCGTTATGAAGCATTTGAAAAAGGTTATTATAGACTTGCTAATGGTGAAACTATTGAAAACCAAGTTAATGATAATGGTTATCATGTTAAATATGAAGATGGTTATGATAGTTGGTGTCCAGCAGAAATATTTGAAAACTATAATAAACCTATAAATACTCTTCGTGAAACTGCTATTAAAATGAATAGTAATGACTATAAAGATAGATTTATAGCAGAATATGTTCAGCTTAGTACTCGTTTTGATGCTCTTGCTAATATGTGTAAAAAATGGGATGAACAAGGTGTTGAAGGCTTAGGCTTTACTCCTACTTGTCCTCGTGAAACATATACACGTCAACTTAAAGCTATGCATGAATATCTTACTATTCTTGAAGAACGTGCTGAACTTGAAAATATAAACTTACATAATACTAAATAAATATGAAAGATTTCGTTAAAAGAATGATTGAAGAACATGCTGATCTTCAAATTAAGATTTTTAAACTTGATGCATTTATTTATTCTGGTGATGCTAAAGAAATTTGTGTACCTGAAGAATATGCTAATGCTTGTATTCAACTTAAAGCTATGCGTAATTATGAAGATGCGTTACGTGCTAGATTGTTGAATCACGGTATTGAAGAAAATAATGGTAAATACTTTGAACAAGTAGGTGAAATTATTACTGTTTCTAATCCTACTGAACCTACAGGTAAAGATGATAAAGAACCTACAGACAAAACTGGTTCTCCTGAAGATGATGGAAACAAACGTGAAGTTTTTATAGATCCTGCTGAACCTAATGACAGTGTTTGTGGTGTAAAATTTATTTTCTTTGATTGATTATGATAGACGTTAAACTTATTACTACTGAAGGATGTGAAGCTTGTAAAATACAAGATAAAATTCTTCAACGTGCATTACCTACTGCTGGTAAATCTGCTATAATATATACTAGGTTAGATTGTAAAGATGAACGAGTTAAAGAACTTGTTAAAAAATATAATAGACCTATACATGATTTTCCAACAACTATCTTTTTTAAAGATGAAGAATTAATTACTTATATTGAAGGTACTTGTACTAGTAAAAGAATAACTGATATTATAAATTCTATTTAAGAACTATGTTTTCCATGATATAGTATTTTAGAAGTGAACAGACTCCTACAATGTAAAAGTTGTAGGAGTTTTTTTTTTAATTATTATTATGTGTAAATTACCAAAAGAAGACAGTGGAAAACTTATAACTAAAAAAGTAAATGAAACAAATGTTTTTATTTATCCAATACATAATGTTATAACAAATGGAGTTAATTGTGATGGTAGATGTATAATTGCTAATACTAAATGTAAACATTTAACAAGAATAAAACTCAAACCTTATCCACAAATTATCTGTATAAGAGATTACAATAAGCCCATAGACACCCAAAACAAGCCGACTGATGAAAAATAAAATAGTTTATGACTAATTGCTCGTAGATTAAAAATAGTATTCTCAAATTGAATTTCAAAAAGTTAAAATAAATTAGAGTTATAGTAGCATCTTGTTCTTTTCTTGCTTTTTCAACACAAGATTACTTACTATAACTCTTTTAATAAAAATAAGGACTAGATTAACTTCTAGCCCTTATTTATTTAATAAATATTTGTTATACTATCTAATATTGGTTTGAATTTTTTATTTCTTCTATTATTAGGTTTAAATCGTTTTTCTACATTATCATAATAATATCTAATATAACTATCATTAATTAATTTTTTATCTTTTGTTCTAAAACCTTTCATTAAATTTTTAAATTGAGGTAACGTACCATCATAAGCGTAATCTGTTAAAACTCTTTGTTCATTAATAGATAATTGATCCCAAGCATTGCTATCGTTAGCATTTCTATTATATATTTTTTTAGCTCTATTATAATGTTCTAAAGTAGATTCTTCTTGTAAATTTTTAGCTTGTTTTTCAGTTAAATAACCTTGTTTAGAATATATTTTCTCAACTTTAGTTCCTGGATTAAGTTTTAATCCATCATATACTGTATTAGCACCTCCTTCTACAGAAGGATATGATTTATATATTATATTCCCAGAAGCATCATGTTCCAATCCTTTATTTTTATCATTTTCTATATCATGAATATCTTTATTAAATTTGCTAATTACAGTTAATCTTTTTTGCAATTTATTAACTTTATCTAAATAATTTTTAGCATTTAAATCTTTAGCTAAAGTATACGGATATTCATTATATTTACTTCTATCAACTCCTATAACAGCTAATCCAAAAGTTCCTCTATTTACAAGTTGTTTTACTTTAGGTGATATTTTGCTAGTATCTAAATCTGGAACAATAGTTCCATTATTATTAGCATTAAAGCTTTGTATTTTTAAGTCTAAAATCTATAGGTTCAAATTTTTTACTTTTACTTTTATTTGATACTGTACCTCCTGGACCATATTGTTTTCTATGGGGGAGATTTAATTCACTATAATCTCTAGTGTAATTAGGATTTGTTATTGGATTTCTACCTGCTATATGATTATAAGCATCATAATGAAGTGTTGGATCAATAGCTAATACTTTACGTTTATAAGTTTTCATAATTATATCTATTTTTTTTGTTAATATTATGTTACATATTATTTACAGGTTATCTACCATGTTCATCAGCCCATTCTAACCATTTTTCAGTAAAACCAAATTGAAGAGGATCTTTACCAATTTTATAATAACTATTACTTTCAGCAATATCTATAAAACCTGTTTTAATACCTCTCCAAATAGGAATACGACGTTGTACATAAACACTTAATTTATATTCACCTGCATAACGACCACTATGATAATAAGGATCGAAATCACTACCTTCTCTTAAAAACTTAGTAAATAAACCAGCAGATTGAACTAAATCTTGTATACCAGATTGAGCTGCAATAGGTGTACTCCAAAGAGTTCTAAATTGAGTCATCATACCATAAGGATTAAATTGGAAACTTTCTTGTGAAAGTCTATCAGCTTCATACAAAGATAAATTATATAATATACCTTCTTCGTCATCATCATCTGCAAGTGCTCTTATAGCCATACTAGCAAATAAAGCTGCCATTACACCATACCAATTAGCTAAATATCTTCTAATATTAGCTTTTTCATAATCAGGTAATAAATTCCAATTTAAATTAATATGAGTAGCAAAATCAAGTAATTCTTTAAACAACATTTTAATACTTTCAAGACCTTTTATTTCAGCATCATTAAGTTTCTTTTTAGTTTTATAAGAATCTATAGGAGTCTTAATGAAATCTATAAGTGAAATAAAACAACCTTTTTCTATAGTACCTCTTTGTTCATTATAAAAACCTTCTCTACGATAACGTTTAAGAATACCTGGATATATATGTTTATGATATTGCATTGCTAAACTTCCCCACCAAGTATTTTCTATTTGAGCTTGACCTAATTTATCATAAACACCATGTATTTTCTTATTTACAGAAATAACTCTACCTCTAAAATCTGCAAGTATTTTTTCTGCATCAGATGGTTCTCCTTTTTCATTAGGTACATTATATTTAGAAAGAAGAGTTCCTTCTTTTATTCCCATATAACCATCTTCAGTAAGTTCTAATTGAGATAATATAGTAGGATGTATTTCATCATTATTGAATTCATCTTTTGCAAGTTTAGTATTTTCTTTTCTCTTTTTAGCAAATTCTCTTTGTTGTTCAACAGAACATTTCTTTAGAAAATCATGTGTTATATCTTTTCTAAATAAAGCATAATCTTTTTCTACATTAGCATCAGAAGCTATAGTTCTTTTAAACTTTTCATATTCTGCTTTTTGTTCATCAGAAAGAATTTCCATTAAAGTATTTTCATAAACTCTATTTATAAACTCTTGTTCATTCATAAATACAAGTTTACCATCTACTTCGCATAATCTATGAGAAAGTAACATTCCAAGTAGTGTACTATTTTGCATATAATGTTCACCTACAGTTTGTGGTGCAAACATAGAATTTCTAAATCTAGTAATATATTTACTAGCAGGATCTTCTACTATTCTACTTTTACCTGTTTGTTCATCATAATCTACTACATTGAAATGTTTTATAATAGCGTCAACAAGACTACTTGAATTTTCTTTATATAAATGAGTTAAAAATGATGGTACTGCACCACTCCACATAGCCATACCTTTAAGTAGTTCTTTTCTATCAAGATATTGACCTGCAACAGCTTCAGCATACATTTGTGTTTGACCTAATGTAACGTTAGCAATACCACCTCTTATGTTCATCATCATATATTGTGCAGAAGTAATACTTTGTAATCTAGAAGCCCATTTAGTAAATTCACTATTAGGTTTTTTCCATTGATCATGTATAAGTCTTCTACTCCAATTTATATATTGTTTTTTAAGATTATCATCATGCTTTGTTATATATTCTTTAGAATTATCAACACCACTAAATGTTTTATAATCACCAAAGAAACCATATTTTCTTTGATAAACTTCTAAATCATCTAACATATCTCTTCCATAATACAATAACATTTTATTATCTTGAATTGCATTATAATGAGATGCTTGCATAATAAAATCTTCAAATACATTCCACCAATCTCTACTTATAGCTTCTTTATGTGCTTTTACATTCTTTTCTTTTATTTCTTGTACTTTATTAAGTTTTTCTTTAACTCTTTCTAAATATTGTTCATCTGTTTCACCAGGTTCACGTAAAGGAGCATTTAAATTATCTTTAGTTAATGTAATTTGATCAAGTTTATGCAACATTGGCATATCTCTAACAACATCATAAGCATAATCAATTTCATCATCATCAAAGAAAGGTTTTTTACCATCTTCTCCTTCTACCCAACCTACTGTTTTAGCTAATTCTTTTCCTATACCTTTAAGTCCTTCTTCTTTTTTCTTATGTTCATAAGGAAGATGACCTTTGTTAAGGTATCTTCTAGCAGATTCAATTCTAGCTAAACTATTAAATAAAGATTGAATATGTGTACGTAATTCTATTTCATATTTATTAAGATTTTTATAAGCAGGATTATCAAAACCAGTTCCTTCCTTATAATTCATAGAATTACCAACACCTTTTTTAAAGTTTTTATTTAATGTTGTTTCTTTAGGTGTATTTTCTTCTTTAGTAAAATTAGGTATCCATTCTCCAAGATTATTATCTTCGTTTCTATATGTAAACGTCATCCAACACTTTAAAGGTTGATACATATGAGTATTAGGATTATAAATATGATTTTTATAATACCAATCTTCAAATGCTTTTTTACCTTTTTTCTTCATTTCTAAACTTTTTTCATAATAGAAAGAAGTAGGTGTTGTAGTATAAGTTTCTTTAATTAATTTTAATGCATCAGATTTTTCCTTATCTATAAATTGTTCTTCTTTACCAGCTTTAGGTTTGGCATATCCATAAATATAATGATTTATTTCAGATTTACCATCAACTAAAATCCTATTAGCTCTTCTCCATGCATTTCTAAAATCAATACTTTTACCTTGAATAAAACTTTCTTGACGTTTATATTCATCTTCATCTACAACAAATTCAACATTATTTTCTATAAATTTATGAACTTCTTTTCCATTAGAAGAACCTTCTGTTTTCTTTATTTCTTCTAATTCATCATAAAGTTTTGCTAATTCATTAAGTACAGCTATACCTTCTTTAGTATCAGGAATTTTTTCAAATTTAATAAGTCTTGTAGGATTATCATAATAAGGTGCTAATAAGTCGTTTATACGTTGAACTATATCAAGATATTCTTTTGTCTTTTGACCATCAGAAGTCATACCTTGATAAAATTTTTCATTATAAACAACACCATCATTATGTTTACTACGAATTAATATAGTATCTGATAAAGGAGAAGATTCTCTTGTATTGTAATCTTTAAGTTCATCTTCTCTTATAGCTTCAATATCTTCATCAGTAAATTTAGTACCATCTATTTCACCAGTTGAAGTTCTAGCATTACGTTTTGCTATAAGTTCTTTAAAAATACTACTTTTCTTTTTCTTTCTTATAGCTTTAAACGCATTATTTATTTCTTCTTTGTTTTCTTTTTTAAGTTTAAATATAGCATTTTTAGTAATCCATTCTTTAGCTTTTACATATTCTTCGTCTTCCATTAATTCACTCATAGGAACTGTAATATCACCAATAGGATTACGTTTTTCACGATTAGCTATAATTTTTAAATTACGTTCTAATTCTTCTTCAAAACCAAATATTGCATCTTTTTCAAAATATTTTTCATTAATTTTCTGTTGTTTTTCAATATAATTATTAAGAGCTTTAGCTGAAGTAAAACTATTTAATATTTTTTTACGTTTTTCTTCTTCAGTTCCACTCAAAGGATTAATATCATCATAAATAGGTTTCTCTTTTATAGTATGAGAATCCATATCTACATAATTTTCATCCCTTAAATCTCTTATTTGTTTATTAATATCTTGTAATTCTTGTTCTAATGCTTGATCTATAGTTCCTTTATTGATATAAGATTGAATTTCTTTACGACGTTCAATTAACCTATTATATTCTGCAAATATAATAGGATGTTTTTCAATCATATATTCATCAGCTTCTATTTTTTCTCTATAATAATCATCAACATATTTTTGATTAACATGTTCTAATTTAAATTTATCATAAGCCAATTGAGCCTTAAGTGATTCTATACTACCAGCACCATAAACTTGTTTAGCTTGAAGAATATCTGTATATAATTTATCTAAAGTATCAGTTAATTCTTTAGAAAATGAAAGAATCCAATCACCATTTTCATCAATCATATTATCTAAACTAACAGATAATCCTTCTTGTGCTGCACGAGCTTCTATATCTTTCTTAAAATGTCTAAGTTTTCTAACTTCTTCTTTAGCTCTATTTTCAGCTATAGTTAAATTATTAATTACACGTTTAGATATTATTTGAATTAAAGGATTAGATGTTTCTTGTAAATCTCCTATAGCAGCAGTAAAAGCATTAGTTGACCAAAAACCATCAAGAATACTCGCTATATCTTGTCTAACTAAAGGATTTGTACTAAGAGTAGATAAATATTTATCAGCAAAATAAACTTGAGCAGTTTTGATTGTAGTATCATTTTCTAAATTAGTAACAGCATCTTTAATAGTTTTAAGATAAAATTGTAAACTTTCATCTTCAGATTTAATATCTAATTCTTTAATTAAACCAAATTGTTTAGTTAAAGCTTTTGCTTCAGCTATAGTTTCTAAATATTTCTCTCTTATAACAGGATCATCTTTTATTATATCTAAAACTCTAGGATCAATAATACTCATAAATTCACCAGTATCAGGATCTTTTTCAAAATACTTAAGAGTATCAAGAATATGATTAACTCTACCAGATATATATTGAGCACTACTTTCTAAAATAGTTTTAGCACTTTCACGAACATTATTACTTGTTATATTTTTATTTGTCCACTTTGCTTTAATTTTAGCAGCGTCTTTATCTTTTATTTCAAACGAACTTCTTCTACCAATACCTCTATAAATTTGAGATGCTACATCTCCTAAAGTAACAACATGGTTTTCTCTAATAGCAGACTTCATTATTGTAGGTTCATCAGTAGAAGGTTTTGTTTGTGTTTCTCTATAACCTACAACTTCATAAATAGGAATACTATGAATATTTTCATCAGTTATAGTTCTTTCAGCTCTTAATTCATTAATAAATCTTTCATAATCTTTATCTGCTTTTTTAATTGAAGCTGTTCTACCTTTTTCACTTAAATAATATTTTATATGTTTGTTTATAGTATCTTTAGATAATCTAACAATATTAGTTGTTACAACTTGTTCATTTTCTTTACCTTCATTTATAATAAAATCTTTAGATAAACCATTAGCACTACCTGGATATTTTATATATTTATCAAAATTAACTAAACGTAAAAACAATCTACTATCTAAATTATTTTTATCTTCAAAAAACCTTTTAGTTTCTTTATCTAAATAGTAAACACTTCCAGCAATGTCTATTGTAGGATTATCGAAATCTATAGGTGTTGCTAATCTATTTTCAGATTTCTTTTTAGTTTTAAATTTATAATCTTTTTTAGTTTTTAATTCTCTTACAGCTTTAAAATCTGTTGTGTTGAAAGAAGAAACATCATCTTTAAAATAATCATTTATTATAAGATTATAATATTCAGAACTAGCGTATTTGTTGTTTTGTGGATTAGCACTAAATACACCATGTTCGTTTTCTTCTAAATTATTTAACGGATATAAAACAACCATTCCGTTATATACTTCTTCTATCTTATATAATACCTCTGAATTAGAACCAAATGATAATCTAACATATTTATTTATATCATAATCTTTGCCTTTTGTATAAATAATATGATATTTCTCTGCTAAAGCCCTATTATTTTTTCTCTTATCTGCATCTTCTGCATTTAATTCTAAAACAATAAAATCATCATCTTTTGTTAATTCATATTTACCATTAACTTTTTTAACTTTAGCAAAATCTATATTAGAATTAGTACTATGGCTTCTTAAATAATCTTCATATACACTATCTGTTAATACAGATTCTATAGTACTCATTTGATGTCTTAATGCTTCTACAATTCCAGTGCCGTTAATACCAAAATCATTATATAATAAACTATTAGGTATCATTCTACTAACACCAGTTTTAGTCATATTATATCCTTCCACAACAAAAGCATATTTTATTACATCATAAGCGGCTAAAGCTATAAGAGGATTTGTACTAGTAAATGCATTTTCAAAATCAATATAAACATCTTCTATAGATTTAGATGTATCTATAAAACTAAGACTATGAAAACCATATTTATATTTACCAACACCTTCTGTATTATTTATATTAGGTTCTATATAATCAAACAATCCTCTATCTCTAAAATTCTCCTTAATAAAAATAACTTTTTGTGCAGGAGTCATTTTAGCAAATTCTTTTAATTCATCATCAGTAGGATTATTAAGATTTTTAACACTAAAAGGTTCTAATACAGGTTCTCCATCTTTATAAGATTTTTCTACTAAATATACTGCATCAGCACTGTATCCAAAAATTCTACTTTTTTCTATTTCTTTTGCTGATTCTAAAATATCAGATTTACTATCAATAGGAATATCAAAATCAAAACCTGTAAAATCTTTAGTTCTAACATATTTAATAGGTAAACTTATATTACCGGTAGCATCATATAATCTACCAATAATATATTTTTCAAAAGATTTATATAGTTTTTCATTAAACTTTTTATCTCCACTAAATCTATCTTCTAACCCTTTAACAAAATTAATAAAACCTTCTTTTTGAGTATCGAATAACATTCTATTAATTTTAATACTAGGTGCAGTAGAATATTTAAGAAAATAATATAAAGGAGGATATTTACTTTCTTCTACGGGGGAGCTTATAAAAGAATCAAGTCCTTTTTCAATACCAGGATAAATAGCACTAAGAAAATTACTTTCACCCACCTGTAAAGGAAAATCTTCAATATTATTTTCAATTAAATCACTAATATCATCAAATACCTTATTAGTTTCAAATATTGTTTGTTTTGCACCAAATCTATCAGGATTACATAATCTAGCAGTTTTAGTAATAATACTAGATAAATTATTAAGTTTATTAAACATTAAAATTATACCTAAATCATAAAGAAGTTTTTCTTTACCAGATCTAGGATGTTTAACTTCATCTATCATTTCTTGGGAATTTAATGCTAATTCAGCATTATCTTCAGTATAAATAGATAATTCAGCACCATTCCATAATTTTTTAAATTCACTACCAAAATGTTTTTTAAGAAGTTTAATAGTATCATCTAAAGTTTTATAAGTTAAATCCATTCCATCAAATAATTCAGAAGCTATTTCTTTAATAGCTGAATCTATTGGTTTAGTAGTACTATCTTTATAAACAGATTTACTTATATTATAATGTTTAACAATTCTACTAATACCATCTTGTAACATAAATGCTACTGCAGTATTATAATCCATTCCTAAATCAGGAAATAGTTTATATACTCCAAAAGTAAAATCATTAACATTAGGAACAGCACCTTCTTTAATAATATCGAGTTGGTGTGCAGTAGTTTGTGAAGAATATGCAGTAAGAAGTTTACCTATTATATTTCTATTATCATTAGTCCAACCAAATTTATCAAATGTTATTTTTATATTACTACCTTTAACAGATTCTACATTGTTTTCTCCAAATCTTTTTATAGCATCTTCTTTACTTATAACATCAGTACTATAAATAACTTTTATTGCTTGTTTTTCTATTAATGTTGGTCTAATAGTATTACATACAGAACAAAAACTATCACGAGTAACACTAAATGCTTTAAGTTTAGCACCACTCATAGCATCTTCCATATAAGCTGCTTGATCTAAAAATGAATAAGGACTTCTACTATTTCTTTTTTCTTTAATAGAAGGTTTCATGATATCTTTAATAGCATCTTTAATATCATCAAAATTAGATCTAGACAAATTCTCTTCTAAACTAGCAGGATTAGATAATATTTTAAGCATACAATCAACAAGTTCATTATCAATTGCATTTCTACTATTATCTGACATTACATCTAATTGATGTTCTTTAGACCAATCTTCTCTACTTTCGAATCCATGTTCTGTAGCCCAATTTTCGTAACTAAAACCACCTTGTTCTTTTATTATTTTATTTACATCTTTTAATACACTATCTGACATTTTACTTCTAATATAGTTATCATAGCTTTCTCCAGCTAAATCACTATATTTTACTTTTTCTATAGTACCATCATATTTAATTTGTGTAGCATGTTGAATACCATATACAGAGTCAATATCAAAGTCAGAACCTGTTTGAGCAACCCATTCATTAGGAACAACTATTGTAGAACCATAGGCATCATCTATAAATCCTACAACTTTCATTTTACAAATAGATTGCTTACCTTCAGTAGGAATACGGTAACCTATAATATCATCAAGTTTTGCATCTTGTAATTCTTTTAGTAAATCTTCTTTAGATTTAATATTTCCGTCTTTATCATATCTATTTAATCCAAAGAATGAAGCAGGAACCATTACTTCAACATAATCACAATATTTACCATCTTCAGTAGTATGATATTTTAAATTTTTATCATAAGTTACACCTTGTACTTTTTCTCCAAAAGATTTAAAACCTATATTAGTTACTTGTGCTGCATGGAATCCTGGAAGTTTTTGTCTAGTAATATTATTATTAAATATAGCTTGAGCCATACTTTCTAATTTCTGAGAAACCATACTCATAAAATTAGGCATAATAGTAACATTTCCATCTTCTCCAATTTGTATTGTATCTAATGTTACGTAATCTACCATATTACTATCAAGACCTAGACGGAATAATTCATTTTTTAATTTCTCATATAAAAGCCTAAAATCTACTTTGCTTATCGTAGTACCTAAAACGCCATTCGAAGCCATAATCGGGTTATTTTGGCTGTCTAGTGGTACTTTTAACTCTCGCATCAACTCTACAAAACTACCTTTAATCTTTGAACAATAACAATCTATAAAATGTTTTTTAGTTTCATATAATGCACTACCTTCAGAAATATTATCAATAATTTTCTTCATTATTTGAATACCTGCTTTATTTTGTGCATTAGCGTGTTGAGGTGTTTCTTGTTGAGTATATAAAAACCTATAATCATATAGTTTTTTAGCATTTTCAACTTTAGTACCAAAATCACTAATAGGATGTTCTGGATCATTAAGTTCGTCAACTATATCTTGTTTTAAAGTTCCAGTTTTAGCATCCCATATTTCAAGAGTATTACTTTTACCTGCTTTACTAGTTTCTTCAGTATTTAATTGATCAATACCATATTTAGTCATCAAATTATAAACTTGTTCTAATTCAGTTCCTTTAATTAACTGAGGTATTAAAACAAATTCAGAGTTTTTGATTTGATTAGGTGCAAATAAATTCTTACTATCTTTTAAATCAACATTATAATAGAAATTCTTTTGTACTTGTACAAATTCTTCTAAATCTTGAGCATTTAAATCTTCACCTCTAAGAATTTTCTCTATTAATGCTTTATGTTTATAAAGTTGACCTCTACCAGCAATACGTCTAATAAACTCATCAAATGTTATATAAGATTGAGCATTATTAGCATTTATATCTTGATAACCACCATCACCTTTTGGACCATAAATTAAAGCGTTTGCTGCTTTTTCACTAAGATTTATATCTTTAGCAGTTAATCTATCTTTAAGTATTTTTAATGTTTCTTTATTAGTAATTATACTATTTTTAATAGTTATTCCAGTAAATCTATTATATTGTTTTACTTGATAACCACCACTTACATTATCGTTTTGATCAACAGTTATTGTACCATCATCAAAACGCATTGCATTTAAAGCACTAGTATGTACTACAGTTTTAGTATTTACATCAAAATCATCTGTAAAATTAACAAAGCCATAAGGAACACCACTACCTTGTACCTCTTTTGCACGTTTAAGAAAAGTTTGAGTATCTTTATAAAATTTACTATCACCTTCAAATAAATCACCAAAACTATTATAAGTTAAATGATAATTTAAAAGAAATTCACCAGCAGTATCATGATTTAATTGAACTGTACCATTCTCATTAATGTTATCAGTAGATTGAAGAACTTGATATCCTTGTTCAATATATTTAAGGATAAATTGTTCTATCATATCATCTATTTTATCTTGTATTTCTGGAGATATATTTATTTCTTTTATAGTACTATATCCGTGTAATGAAGCTTCTTTATCATTGCTATCTTTAATAACTTGAATAAAGTTTCCACTTTCTCCCCCGTAGAGAAAATTGAATAGTTGTTGCATTAATTTATCACCATAATTAACTTCTTCACCTTTTTCTTCATCATATAATACAAATCTATCACTATGAAATACATTACCAACAAGATATTCTGTACCATCAGAATTCTTTTTAACTATAACTCCTTTTTTATGATGATAATTATCAAAACAACCATCTATTTCATATCCATTTTTAGTATTAGGTTGTTTCCACATAATTTCATCATTACTATCTCTAGCAACACATCCATTTTCATGAGTAACAAATAAAGTATCTATAGCTATTGCTGCATTTAATATTTCTTGTTTAAATATATTTCTAAAATTATTAAATATAGGATGAGTTCTACTAACTGAATATTTATATTTTCCTTCTTTTTCTAATTTAGTTCTAGTAGTTTCTCTTAAATTTTTCTTTATATTAATATCAATACCTTCATTACTAATACCAACAAATTCAATATTAGATATAGTTTCACCGTCATAATGTCCTTTTATAAAGAAAATATTTTTATCATTTTGAATTTTATTTTCTTCATCTTCAACTTCTTCACTTTTATCTATATATTGAAAAGCAAGAGTTATATCTTGATCTTTATATTTATTTAAAGATTTTCTATAATAAGGAGATATAGCATAATTTCTAATACCAGTAGAAGTAAATAATTTATTAAAAATATCAATATCATATATTTTTAATATATTCTTTTTATTATTAGCAGTAACAACTTCTTTCATCTGTTCTGCTGATAATATACTACCTACAAGTTTTTGTTCTTGGTCTTTAAGTATATTGTTTATTTCATCAGTATTACTATGTTTAAATAATCCTTTAACAGAAAGTTTAGGTGCAGTTACTACAAAATTCTTTGGTGCATCAGAAGGAGTACGCATAAAATATTTTGCAGTTTGAAAGTTTTTAATAGTAGTATCTAAACTAGTAGGTTCGTTAAAAGCAATAAAAGCAGAAGCTATATAATCACTTCCACTCATTTCTTTGTATAAAGAAGAACTATCTGTATCTTCGTTTTTAGCACCATCATATAGATTTAATGATAATAAATCTTTAGCATATTCTGTAGGTGTTATTTTTCCAGTTATATCTTTTCTAAATAAACCAGGATTTTCTATTTGACCTTTCTCATTAACTCTTTCGAGCATTATATTACTAAAGTCGTATTGTCTAGATTTAAATCTAAATTTACCAAAATTTTCTAAACTTTCATCGTTCTGCAATGTTTTAAGTATTCCACTAAGCATATTGCTATTAATAACATCAGAAGATTGATTATTATTAACATTAGTAGAATTTAATTCAACACGAACTACAGAATAATCAGAAAGCATATCAGCTAAAGTAATAACTATAGAATTATGTTTATCTGAAATATAATGTTCTCTATATAATGAATTTACATCAATATATTTATCAGGATCTTTTTCTTCTTTTTCAGCTAATTTAGCATTTTCCTTATATGCTTTAGTTATTCTTATAGCTCTGTAATCAAAATTACGTTTAGTAGCTTTGGAGGCTTCTATTGTGTCATCTAATATTTTGATTAATGATGTTATATTAGATTGTATATTAACGACGTTGTTAACTTTATTATTAGTTATATAACTTCTAACAGCATATTCTGTTATATTAGGATAAAACTTTTTAAGTTCTTTTGTTATATCGTTTATAATAACATCTCTTATATCAAAATCACTTATTACATTTTCACCAGCAAGACGTATTTTATTTTTAATATTATCTACTTTACTTTTTACATCATCTAAATCATTTGTTAAAGATGTATATTTTAAATTATTTAAATACTCTTGTCTTAATGAATATTTTTTATTACTTCTTGTGTTAGATATTCTAGCATAAGGTTTTCCGTTATTAACACCTGTTATTATTTTACTAACAACTAATTTACCAAATGTTCTATAAAAAGCATAACAAAAATCTTTATTATTTTCTAATTCTTTAGCTAAAGTATGAAATGCTGCACATCCTTCAATAGTATCAGCTATAGTTCTTATAGATTGTATCATAGTTTCTGGACTAGTATAATCTACACTAGAATATAATATAGTACAACATTCATCAGCATCCATACAAGTAGGAACACCTAATGGATTATCTAAATTATAATCTGCACGACCATCAATTTCAGAATCAGAATTAAGTTTTTTAAGTGTTGATAAGTAAGTTCTAATATTTGTATCAACATGAGCCATCACAGTAGTATATGTTCCACTGTGATCATACATAGATATTGTAATATTTGTATCATCATTAGATAAATTACCATCTTCAGGATTAGATTCTCCATCTTGAGATATTTCAGCATCTACAGCTTTCAAATCTTCTTCATTATCTAATTCATCATCTTTAGCAAAACGAATATCTTTTAATTCTTTAGTTCTACATACTTCTTCTATAAATGAATCATCTAATTTATAATTTTTCTTTTCTTCAGCAGGTAAAGAATCATATTCTCCTTTAGTCAATCTATCACTATTAATTTTGTTTACATACGAAGGCAATACAAATTCTTTATATACAGCAAATCTATTCTTATCAGTTAAAGACATATTATCTCCACCTAATATAGATTCTATTTCATTAGCTGATAATCGACCTTTACGAATTCTAGTTATTATCTCTTGTTTACTTAAATCACTTTTATTAGAAACAGCTTCTGCTAATTCTTCTATTATTCTATTTTTAGCTATATTAAAACAAAAAGTTTTATCTTTTGCCTTAATATTAAAATTACCATTTAAATTTTTACTAGTTAAAAAGTTTCTTATTTGTCCTACTTCTTGTAAAGATTTTAAATGATTTAAATATTGTAATTTAGTTTCGTCATTAAGTTTACTTTTTCTTATAATACTTTCTGCAACATATTTTGCTCTAATTAATTGAGCATTTTCATATTTAGCAGGATCTGTAAATATATAATTACGTTCTAAATTATCATAAAATTCTTTAATATGTTCTGCAACATGTTTTTTAGCAAAACTTCTATCATTTGCAGATTCATATCCATTTACTATTACAGGATTATATGATGTAGTTTTACGATTAGCAGCTTTAACGCTTGGTGTACTTTCATTATAATATTTTATAATAGCTTCACGCATTCTAACACCTTCTCCTTTATCAAAATTAAGTGGAGTTTTATAGTGTTCTTCATACCAAGTTTTAAATTCATCTGTAGGTATTATTGTACCATCAGATTCTTGTTCTTTTACAACTTTATTAAAATATTTAAAAAATTGAGTAGTATTTAAACCACAAAAATCTTTTAAATTCTTTAAAGCAGAAGCTTTACTTAAATCAATTTTAATAGGACAACTCATAATTTTATTATTTTATTTATTTTTTACAACTAATATTAAATTCACCTTTATTAATTCTATCAACTATTTGTTCACGTTCATCTCCTTCAAATCTATTTATGAAATCAGATATAGATGAAGATTTATCTTCTATAACATCTTTAGATGTTTTAATTTCTTGAATAGATGATTTACGTATATCATTATCTTCAGTACTATAAGTACCTATATTATCAGTAGCTGATTTAATTTGATTAGGATTTTTAACAACCCATTGAGTTGTTGGATTACTCATATTACTTTCTTTATCATATCTTTCTATGATAACAGAATCGTAATTATTGTCTTTTATAAGTTCATTTTCTCTAGCAGTATATTCAGATAAAGTTTTATATTTACCATCTTTTACAGAAGAATATGCAGGTGTTCTCATGTTTAAAAACACTGTAATAACTCTATTCTTTTTGTATCTAAAAGCTTTATTATAACTATCAGTGAAAAATATTGAATGTTTGTCATGTACTAAATGTTTACCTCTTTCATTGTTTTCATCAATTTCAAAAGTATTGAAGTCTTTGTCAGTACCGTGATAAAACAGTTTTGGTTCACCATTTTCATCAACTGCTTTAGAGACATCGCTTCTTAAATTATTAGTAAATGTAGTATCTACATAATCATCTAAAGGCTGTATCTTATCTTGATTGTTCTCAAGTTCTTTGTTGCTTTCAAACGGCTTAACACCTTCAGCAGTAGCAAGAGTTATATGAGAAATTTTATTATCACTATTAGGATTTTCAACAACAAGTACATCTACTTTATCTGTAGTTAGTCTACCTATAATATGCAACTTCTCTTTATTACCCTCTCTATTGTCAAAAGGTTGTCTACCAAACTTATTAGTAGAATGATGATAAAATTTATTAGGAAGCTCTGAAGGGTACTTATCCATTAGTTCTTTGATATTATCTACATTATTAGCAGTAAATATTGTAGGATTTTCCCAATCACCAAACCATTCTTTAAAGGCTTTAGTACGAACTTGTAACCATTGTCTTTCATTAAGATTAGTATGATTACCATTAGGAGCCTTCATAAAAGTACCATCAGCAATAGCTTGGTCTTTTATTTTTTGCATTTCTTCAGTATAATCTACTTTTTCTTCTTGTATTGATGAAAAATTTATTAAATCATCATCACTAATTATACTACTACTATCAACAGATTGTGTATCACTAACTATTGTATTATCTTGTTCTACAATTGGTTCTTCTTTTGTTTCATTTATTTCTTCTTGTACTTCAGGTTCTTTTAAATCTTCATCTAAAGTTAATTCTAATTGTTTTGTATTTACTTTTTTACGAACAACTTTTTTCTTAATAACAGGTTTTTCTTCTTCTGTTTTAGGTTCTACTATTTCTTCAACTTCTTTTTGTTGATTGTCATAAATAGTAAATACAGTACTTAAAGTATTAAATTCTTTTTGTAAAAGACCTTGTTTGTTATTTATTTTCCAACCAAAAGCTTTAGCTAAAAAATTAAATATCTTTTGTAATAAACTTTGTTTTCTTTTACCACTTTCAACTTTATCAGCATCAATACTATCTAAAGTTAATGCAAGTTCTTTACTAGTTAATGTTTCAACAAGAAATTCTTCAAGACCTCTTCTATTTATTTTACCATCTGTATAATATAATTTTTTATCTTCTTCAGTAAGATTATATAAATATTTATTTAACGAACTATTAGTATTTTTAGCTGCAAATTCATCAAACACTTCTCTAAGTTTATCTATTTCAGAATCTTTAGTTCCTATTAAAACTTGGTGTATTTGTTCATGTATAAGTTTTCTTACAGCTTCTTTTTTATCTTCTATAGTTCCATTAGCTAAATCTAACCACTCTTTTCCTATTACAGTAGTACCGGCTGGAACTTCTATACCTAATGTTTCATCTTTATAAGTTTTATCTTTACTAACATTAGTATATGCGTTATCACCGATATATTTGTTTACAAAAATAAGATTTTTTGGGAATAAATCAATCATTTGACTGTTAAAATTTAATCCCTTTAATAAATTTTTCAAAATATTATCTGTAATACTTTTATCATATTTAGCAACACCAGTAAATATTGTTTTAACAAGTCTTTTACTAGCTGTTTCAGATGCAGAAGGTTTATTATCTTTTTCTACATCTATAGTATCTAATATTTCTTTTACCTTAGTAATTATAGGTTTTTCTTCATTTCTTCTTACGGGGGAGGTTACAGAAACAACTTTTAATTTTACTTGTTGTGCAGCCTCTGGATTTCCACCACCAAATCTATCAAAATTTGTTTTACCATTTTCTAAATTAGGTCTAGTTCTTAATAATACTAAATCATTATCTAAAATGAAATCATTATAAGTATCATATTCAAATACTTTATCTCCTAAGGTAATAGTAAATTTACCAGTACTTTTAGGAATACTGACTATTTCACTTTCAGGAACTGTATGAGTAGTATCTGATTTTACAAATTCATGATTTATATTTATAGTAAAATTATTAGTTAATGTATTAACTAAAGTATCTACTATTTCATTACTATCTGTTATAGTATTATAATCAGTAGGAACGTTATAACTTTTATCTCCTTTTATTCTAAGTTGTAAAAATCCGTTGTTATCACTAACAAGCATTATACTTAAATAAGGAGAGTTATTACTATCCCTTTTAGATATATTAAATCCTATAGTTTTACCTGTATTACTATTTTTAGCTACTTTAACAAAACCATATAATAAACCAGAATTTATTGTATTACCACCAATTCTATTATTAAATAAACTAGTTAATAATCTTTCTAATTTATCTAAACTAGGATTTTCAGCAATATCTTGTAATTCAGATTTAATGTATTTCTTTAAAGCAGAAGTAAAATCTTTTCCTTTTTTACTACTTCTTTTATCTGTATTTATATTAGCTATTGTTCTAGGATAAGCTTGTATTAACTCAGGTTTTGCATTTGTACTAGTACTTCTTACAGGTATTAATACACAAGTATTACCAACTGTTGCATTAGGTCTATCTATTTCACCAGTTTCTGTACTAATATAAGGTTTATTATCAGTTCTATCTTTATTATTTCCAGCAACAAGTAATTTACCTGTTTTTTCACAAGAAGCTAATCTTATTGTACCTTTATGTTCACTACCTATTGCCTTACTAGCAGGATAAAGTTTATCTTCTATTTCATTATAATTAATTTTTTCACCTGATTCTAATTCAATACGTTTTCCTTCTGTAATATCAGATACAACAACATCACTATCAGCAGAAGCTTGTAAATTTAATACAAGGTTTATACTAGTAAATACTTTATTAAACCAATGATTTACACTTAACTTACGAAGATCATTTATAAAATCTTTACTATCTTCATCTGGTTCTACTTCTTTCATATAACCCCAAATCTTACCAAGATGATTTAATAAAGTAACATCATCTGTATTAGAATTAGCATAACCATTCTTTTTAGCATCTTGTATATACGGATGATTAGCAAAATCAGATACAAGGTTATCAAATTGTTCTTGATTTAAATAATTTCTATAATAAGCCCATTTAAGAATTATATCATTTAATTCTTTAGCTTTAGGATCACTACCTGAAATTCCATTTAACAACCATCTAGTAAATAATGTTTTAAGATCACTTCTTATTCCACCATTACCTTCAAAATGAACATCATAATTCCAACCTTCATTAACTTGTTTATACCCTCCATCTGATAAAACTTCAGGATAAGGAAAATGTCCTATATGAATACCGTTTATTTCAAATTCTATTGCTTTATCTGTTTTAGATACTTTAATTTTATCATTTATATTTAAACTATCTATAGTATCATATAATTTTTTAAGAGAATCTTTATCATTATTTTTATTTAAATATTCTATAACATCCATAAGATTTACTGGAAATTCATTTTTACTTATAGGATGTATATGTTTTAATCTTTCAATAGCTTTAATTCTAGAAAGATTTAATGCTTCTTCTACATTACTATCAGTTAATACATAATGTTCAATATCTTGTTCTAATACAGTTTTAAGTTTATTAAATAATACTTCAGAAATATGACTATTTCCTCCACAAACTTTATTACAAAAACTTAATAAACTATTTAAACTAATATAATACTTACCATCTATTGCTTCTTCAGAAATATAATTTATATAAGTTTTGACAAGATTATCAACAGAATCTTTAAAATTTTGTATATCTTCAGCAGTACTAGCAGCTATGTTTTCTTTTATATTACTAGCTTTTACTACAGCATCTACTACCGCATTTCCTTCTTTATTAACTTTATCAACACTTAAATTATATAATTCTTCAGCAGTTTTAACAGCTTTACGTAATACTTTATCAGCTTTGTCTATAAGATTAGGATCTTTAAGTAATTCTCTATATTCTGGAATCATAGATAATTCTGATTCTAATGCAGAATAATCTATTTTATTTCCAGTTTTTATAGCTGTTATTAATTTATTATAAATTTTATTATCAAATATACTTTCTACTTCTTCTACTTTAGATAAATCTTCTATACCCGTTTCTAAAATATCATCATTTGGTATTTCAACATCATCATCTGGAGGAATGGTATCAGACATATATGTATCTTCTATAGGAGTTTCTATTTCCTCCCCCGTAGAAAGAATTGATGCATCTTCTTCAGCTTCTAATTCTTCATTTTCTTGTTGTTCTTGATTATAATTATCTCTTTCTATCTTTGCTCTATTTTCTTCATTATTAACAACAAGTCTTCCTTTTTCTACAACTTCTACTATTTGTCCATTTTGTATTCTAACTATAGGTCTTTTAGCAAATAACCAAGCAGGTTCTCCTTCTGGAGTTTCATCCATTAAACTAACTCCTTCTTCTTGATCATAAAATTCAGGATCTTCTAATCTTTTATGACCAAGAGTAGTACGAATATCTTCTGTAACAATTTGTCCTTGATTATTTGTACCAAGAAGATTTATTTCTTCTGCTATTTCTCCATTTTCTATATATACTAAACCATCATCACTACGTTGATATTTGACTAGTCCGCTTTGTGGGTTGAAAGGCTCTTTTGATTGTCCGACAGCCTCGCTCGTATCGGTTTTAGCTTGTTTGGTAGGTTTTTGTTGCTTTTTGGATATATCGGTAGGAGATTGTTTTTTATTGTCAGATTTTGAATTTTCAGATTTTGAAGAACTTTTCTTTTCGTTCTCTTTTTCTTTATTTTCTTCAGTATCAACTCTTGCAGCTTTTACATCTGCATGAGTATCAAGTATTCTTTCTATAGCCATAAAAAGATTTCTATTAAGACTACTAGAAAGATTAAGATAATTTAATGTATTCTTTAATAAGGTTTTATCTGCATCAGATAAAGCTTCAAGACCTGGAATATCATTAAATTGTTTACCATAAAAACATTGATATACAGCAGATTTTATAACATCTTTACCATATTTATCAGATAATGATTTAAGAGTTTCTATTGCATCAGCAACAGCTTTTTGTCTTAAATCATTCATAACATTGTGTTTATATTCTAATTCATGTTCAAATTGAGATTTACTAGTTATAATAGTTGGTTCAAGTAAAGCTTTTTCTGTTTGAATTGCTGCTATAGTACTATAATCTGCAAATAATTCTGGACTAAGTTCAGTAAGAGATTCTACACTATTTTTACCTAAATGTCTAGAATATGTATCTTGAAATACTTGAAAAGCTTGTAATGCATATTCATCTATATCACTAAGTTTTTCATCAAGAGTTTTTAAATAATTAAAGTTTCCTTCTTCTATTGCTTTAGCTATAGCTACATATTCTTTACTACCTTCTACATCTTGTATTATTTTTTCTGTATTATCTTTATCAGTAACAGTTTTGTAATTTAAACTATTTTGTATTCCAAATAATAATGCAGATTTACCATTTTCAGGATTAACATTATATATTAAATTACGAAGACTTTTAATACTTTCGTTTATTTCATGTAATTCTTCAGTTCCTTCTATTGTAGAAAGTCTTGTTTTATCATTAAGAAGTTTTTTCTTTTCTTGTTCAAGTTCTCCTAATTGTTCAGTTAGATAAGAAACTTGTATCATGTCTTGCCAAGATAGTTTAAGAGTATCTAATTGTTGAGCAATATCTTGATGTTCTCTTAAATAATCTTCATTAACCTTCGCACTAGCTTTCCATCTTTCTAATTCAGTATTTAATTTATCTTTATATAATTCTTTATTAATATTTTCTCTAGCTATAAGTTGTATATATTCTGTAGGAACATAATCACCAGTTTCAGCTGTTATTTGTTTTGATAAATTATTAAGATGTTTTACATTAGAATCATATTTATTTTGTACTTCATCTATTAATCTTAAATCTTCTGCTTGTTGACGTACAGATTCTTCTTCACTAATACCTAATTTTTCACTTATAGCTTTTCTAACATTTTCATCAGCAATATAAGACTTTAATTGTTTAATAGTACCTGCATCCATAGCTGTAAGAGCCATCTGAGTAATTCTATCTCTTCTAGCTCTTTCTTTTAACAATTCAGCTTCTTCAGGAGTAATAGTTCTATTTTCACTTGGATTGAATGGATCTTTACCTTCATTAATAGCTTTTACTTGACTTTGATAAATATCATCAGCCATCAATCTATTACGAAGTTCAGCTTCAGCTCGTTTAGTATCATCACTAAACCATAATTCTTTATATTTAGGTTCAGCTACTTCTTTACCTTCTGCTTTAAGTTTTTCATATCTTTCTTTTGCTTTTTTATTTTCTTCTTTTCTATCTAAAGCAACTCTACCTTTATTAAATGCAGAACCTAAACCTTGGAAAGCAATACCACCAGCAACACCCCAAAATGCACTTTCCCATAATTCAGGTTGATTAATATAACTATTAAATCTTTTACTAAAATAAGATTCATTAGCATCTCCTAACATAACATGCCCAAGATTCATTCCTTCCTCTTGAGCAATATAGTTAATACCTTCTTCTAAACCTTCACTTAATTGAGCACCTATTGTTAATGTAGAACCTACTGTTAAATCATTTATTTTATCTAATGCTTTTCTTTTAAATGTTTTATTTCTTTGGATTTCTTTAAGTTCTTCTACAGTTTTATATTTACCAGCATATCGTTTAGCATCTTTGTTTAAACGTCTTGCTTCAGTAGTAAGTTTAGCATTTCTAAATCCATGAAATGGTATATTCTTAAGAGCATAAAGTTGAATAACATCAAATACAGTATTTACATAATCTATTTTAAATGTAGTATCAGCAGCTTTTTTAGCTATATCTTTAGCAACTGCATCTCTGTCATTAACATCAACATTTTCACTTATACTATCTTTATTTTGTTCTAACCATTCTTGATATTCTTCTGGTGTCATATTGTTAAACTTCTCAGAAGCATCAGCATACATATTATTATATGTTTGTCTAGCTTCTTGATAGTTTTCCATAGTTCTACTTAAAGCAGCTGTAGCAAAATTTTCACCCATAAGTTTGAGTGTTTCTTTTGTACCAGATGAAGGAGTAAATGCAGTTTTTAACCCAGTAAGTTTTTCATTTTTTATTGCTTTTTCAGCATTAGTTGCAAACTTTTCAGTTTTAGCTGCTTTACGCATTAATTTATCTGCTTTTGCAGCACTATTAAGTCCTTTAACTCCTTTACCTGCAAGTTTTGCTAATTTAACAGCACCAGTACTAGGAATAAGAAGTGTTAGTGAACTCATAATACTTGGAATATTATTAGCCCACCAACCTACATCTCCTAGTCCACCATGTGCTATATCTACACCAGGAGTCGTATAAATAGGTGCTATCTCATTATTAAATTTATCCTGCCAACCTTCTAAAGTTCTGCTGACAGGATTATTAAAATCATGATCTGAAACACCTATTGCTTGTCCTACTGCATCAAACAAATCTGATATAGCTAGTCCAGTACCTAAACCTATTTCTGAAACAACAGTTTGAGCAATAGCATTTCCAATTTTTTCCCAACCAGATTGTGCAGCAGCTAATTGTTCATCTAGTTTACCACTAGCATAATCTTGAGGATTAAATCTAATTCCTCTATCTAAATATTTTTTAACATCTTCATAATTTATATTAAATGCTGAAGGAGATGTTTTTTCTAATTCTTTATGAATATAAGGATCATAATCAGAAGCAAACAAATTATCGGTAGGATTTATTGCAATTTCAGGAAGTATGTCAGCTATTGATTCTTGAGATTTGTTGCTATTTGAAGTAACACTTTTTGGAATAGGCATAATATTGTATATTTTGTGTTATTTAATTTTACTATACTTATTATTTATGTTATCTATTTCATTCAATTTTCGTTCTAGATAATCATAAAGTTCATTTACGTATTTTCTAAAATAAGATTGATTTGGAGTTAAATAATCATCAGAAACACCGCCTTCTTCTTCTGTATGTATTAATTGGTCTATTGTAATAGGTTCATTATTCAAATCAACTATACTATTATTTAATATTCCATTAAATATAGATTTATCATAAGCTGCAGCAAAAGAACCTATTGTACTAGTAAGTAAAACTTGTCTTAAAGGTTTTGTTACAATAACACCTTTTACATTAGAATTAGAACTAAAAACTTCATTTTGCAATCTATCTTTTAATAAATCACAAGTATATAAAGCTTTTTCTTCTCCAATACCTAATGATTCGCTATTCACACTTCCATCATCATGTTTTATATAATATCGTTCTCCTTTTTTTACAACACTTTCACCACCTTCAAATCTAGCAAATTCACTTCCATTATCTACATTTTGAGATATTTGATTTATTAAAACTTCATTACTAGAAGCATATTGTTTAGCATATTCGTTATTAGCTTTCCAAAAAATTTGATGTTCAACTCCACCTTTACCTGTTACAGTAAAAATAAAACCAGGAACGTTTCCATTATCATAACCAAATTGTACTGCTATATCTTTATCAGCAAATATAGATTTTGATTCTTTATTTTTACTTACAGGATCACTAACTAAAGTACTCCATTCACTTTGGTTTTCCAATGGTGCAAACAAACCAACATCTCCTTTTTTATTATACTTATTAGATATACCAGTAACAAGAAGATTATCAGTATTAGTTTCTGTTTTAAGAAGATTTATAAGTTTTGTTTCTAAATCTTTATCTATTGTTCTAAAAGTACTATATTTTACAGTTCCGTTTTTTAAACCATTTACTAAAGCAGGAGTACAATCGTACATAGGCATATCAGTTATAGTAATGTTATGTACTTCTGCATATTGTTTATCTCCAAAAGCTCTGTTTACTTTATCATTATCGTATTTTAAATTTCCTATCATTCTTTGTATTGAAGATATAATTCTTCCTTGATTATTATTTTCATCTTTAAAAATAGTATTTCCTTCAGAATCTCTACCTTCTAAATTAAGTGTATTATGTATTCCTTGTAACATTCTGTTTGGAATACAATCTAAAATCTTTAAAGCTAAATTATTTTCTAAATTCTTATTAAAACTAAAATCTAAACCGCCTCTATCGCCAGCACTAGGTTCGACAACAACTCCTAAATTTTTTAAATCATCTATTGTTAGATTATATTTTCTCAAATTATTACTGAATTCTTCAAGTAATCTACCGTCTTTTACTAAAAAATCAGCACCTAAAAAACCAACTTCTTTTTTAGGTATAGTAAAATGTAAATCTGTTACATTTCTATCTATAGAGTTTACGAGAGTTTCAGAATTATTTACCATTTCTTTATGCGGATAATAAACTCCTTTTTCTCTATACATTGTTACATCTGTAGGAATTTCTTCAAATATGTTAGTAAAAGCGTCTTTACTACCTAAATTAGCTAAATAATTATCAAGTCTATGAGCTATAGGATATTCTTCTCTAAATTGATTTTGATTCATTTTATAACCTAAATTACCATCAGGTTTTTTCTTGGATAAATCTTTTCTAAATCTAATATCTCTAAAACCAGTTTGCCCATATAAAAAGCTATTCCATGTGTCTATTGTTGTTTTATCTCCTATATTCTCAACAGCTCTTAAATTACGTTGTAATTTAGAACCTTGAGTCCAATTATTTATGAAAACTGATGATATAGCACTTCCTTGACCTCTATTTCCAGCTACAAATGAAGACATAGATTTGTTATAAGAAGTGTAATCAAAAACACTTTGATAATATTCTTGAGCAGAAGCAACACTATCTATAGTTTTTTGATCATCAGATTCCAAATCAATAGCATAATACGTAACTCCGTTACTATTTGCTTTATATCTAACTCCTTTTTTAGGATTTTCTTCGTCTAATATTGTACTCATATAACAAATATATTTAAATTATTATTATCTTACATTTACACTATAATTACCAGGAGATTGTAATACAACTGCTGTTCCTCCTGTTGTTTGACCAGTATATGGTGTTATTCCTTGTCCTTCATAATCATCACCATTTCCACTACGAGGTTTTGTTTTAGTTTCATCAGTATGTATTAAATTATAATTATAAGCATATCTTCTAGCATAATCTTTGCAAACTTGTTTTATATATTCATTATCACTCATTGAATTTTCTCCAATCATATAAGTTTCTTGTATATGATTTATTTTTTCTTGTACTTTAGGATCTGGATCATCAGAATGAGTTTCTACATAATGAACTTGAGCTCTTAAATTTTGTAATACCATATTTCTATAAGTATCATTGTTAGCTAAACTTGTTTCAAATTCTTTAGCTATTTCCGGTTCACTAAGCCATTCTTTTATTCCACTACTACTTATATGTACAATACTTCCAGTCTCTTCATCTATATCAGAATAACCATTAGAAGGTCCTTGTTTATTAGGTGTTATACTTTTAGCTATACCTGCAAACATAGCATCTATATCTCCTTGAGATACAGGAATCCAATTACTTTTCCATTCTTCACTGCCTATAATTTTACCAGAATTATCACGTACCCAATTAGCATTAAATTTATTAGTATGTTCCCAATATTCTCTTACTTCATCACTAATATCTCCTTTATTTGCTCTATCTCTAACAGTTTTTAATGCTTCTTGATATCTAGCTGTGTTTTGAATAAGACCTAAATAAGCTGGATCATTAGTTAAATCTCCAGCACTTTGTTGAGCAGCTTCTATAGCAGCAGCAGCATCTCCACGTTCTGATGCAGCAAGTATCGGTTCTTCTAATTGTTGAGCAAATTCATCAAAAAATCTAAGAGAATCTTCATCTTGATTAACTTTAAGTCTAGCTTCACCTAATGCTTTTTTAAGTGCTGCTTTATGTGTTGAAGCTTTCTCATTACGTTCTTCAATTTGTGCTAAACTACGTTGAAGAATATTTACATCAGGAGTAAAAGGTTTATACTCTAAAGGGTTAAATGCTACACCTTGATAAGGTATAGCATTTGGAGCAATTAAATCTTCTATATTTTTAGCCATATTTATTTAAATTAAATTATTAACATCAATACCTCTCTTTCTAAGTGCATATTCAAGCATTGATTTTTGACGTCTTCCTGAATCATCTAAATCTTTACTACCTAATGCTTGATAAGCAGCTATTAAATCTTCATCACTACCATTTTGTGTAAGATATCTATTATATGCTTCATTACTAGCACCTAATAATGCAAGATTTACATCTTGTCTATATTTAGCATTAGCACCTAAAGTATTAGCAAATGTATTACCAATACTAGCAGTTGTATTACCCCATATTTGTCCAATATTTTGAGCTCTACCAGCATCAATACCTGCAATACTTAAATCTCTATTAGCTAATGTTTGACCAATACCTAATACTTTTTGATTTGCTATATCTGCATTATATTTAGCTACATCTACTCTATGTGCAAGATATTGTTGACTTGCTTGATTATCCATCATAGCATTTCTCATAGCAACTTCATTAATAGTTTGCTGATTAGCTTGTTTAATCTTTTCAGCAACTTCATTACCTGCACCATAAATCTTACTTCTCATATCATAAGCATTAGTTTCAGCATTTGTATATCTATTCAAACCAGCAGCTGCACTAACACTTCCTCTTCTAATATCTCCACGTTGTTTTTGTAAACTTCTTTCAACAGATGCTAATTGAGGATTAAGATTTACATAAGGATCTCTAACAGCAGCCATTGCATGAGCAGCAGAAAAATCACTTCTACGAATAAGATTAGGATCAATTCCTCTTAATTGATTATAAGCATCAACAAGATGTTGAGAAGCTGTTTTAGCACCACCAGCATTAATTCTAGCAGCTTTATTAGCAGCAATTGTACTAATACCAGCACCAACTATATTTGCTAATCCTGTAACACCAGCACCTATAAGATTTTCAGCAGAAGAATCTAATTTATAATTTGAAGATTTAGGTTGAGTAGTTGTTGAAGGTTTAGAATTTAATACAGCATTTACAGCATTTTTAGGACCATTAGGTAAAACAGAAGTATTTACTGGATTAACTGTTGAAACTCTAGGTGCAATATCTAATTGAAAAAGCATCGGATTGTATAAACCACCATAAGCTTTTTTAATTCTACCACCACATTTTTGTTTTTCTCTATTATTCATAATATATTCAATACCTCCAACAGTAGGAGCAATAGTATCAGTTGAAAAATTAATTGGATTACTTAAATCAAATAATGCAACACTATTTCCACCAGCTTTACGTTTATTCCAC